TTATCAATTCGTTTCTTTATATCACGAACTGCCTTATCAGGATTAACTGTAAGTGCTGATGAAGTAAATTCTAATACTTCTGCACCCAATCCTAAGAAGATTTTTTCAAATTTCATTAAATTATCTTTAGATATCTTCTTATGATTATCTTTATCTGTTTTTTTAGCCCATTCAAGTGTTTTGGAATCAGAAATATTTTTAGAATCTAATCTAAACTTCTTATCCATGAATGCCCATCTCTTAACTAACCCCATTTTGGTTTTATTATCAAGTGATGCTGGTGAGTTTTTACTAACCCATTGTTCCCACCATGCCTGGTGGTAGTTTGCAACACCATCTGTATCCTTTAATCCAAATTGTTTTTGTAATTTAGAAATTTGAGATGAGTATTTACTCCTTTTCTTAGAAAGGTCTTGCGATTTAGGTAATTTTACAATCGGTGGGCCTTGGATTGTGTAGTTATCTTGTACATCTTTATTAACTTGTTTAATCATACCTGCCAAGATTCTTGCTGCCTCACCATTTTCACCTATTGCAACACCCTCATCATCATATTCCATTGTGCCATGGAACACAAGTAGTGCCTGTCCATAAGGAATCACATTAACTGATGTTGGATATATCACTTCAAGGTTCATAAAACACGCACCTTGTTTAAAAATCTTATCTCTTTGTTTATCACTAAGAGAAGATATAGCATTTGAAAGGTCTTTCATCGCATAATTGTATGCATCACTCAATCCACCCCTTCCTTGAAACTTATCTGATACTCCTTTGATATCTAAAGCATTCTCACCTTTGTTTTTTAGGTGTCCTTTATTTCTTGCTGCAACTAATCTCCCATCTTTCCATGAAATTGCTAGTGCCTGTCCATCTGTTTTTTCTCGTGTAAATTCTAATGTACCCTCTAATGCACGATTTACGATATCTTTAAGTTGTCCAAATGTTAAATTGATATCAGTATCAAATGGATGAGACATATGTCCATACGCACCACCCTCTGTTATCACATCTTCACCTAACCCACCTCTATCGTGTTTAGAAAACTTACCTAATTTATCGAATGCTCTGAATGATTTAACTTTATCTGCTTTTTTTGGTCTCATATCAGATAGTTGTTTATACTTCATATGGTTTTTAACAATGTAAAATACATTTGCAGTATTACCACCAACTGATTCTATAAACTTTTTATACTTTTTTACTAAAGATGCCGATACTTTCTCATGTCCAAAGTGTGTAATGTGTCCTTTCTTTGGATGGATACCAGCAGTTTCATCTTTTCCTATATCGTGAAACATGGCTGCTATCGCAATATCAATATCATCATCTTTGATTGAACGATTCACAACCATAATAGTATGTTTAAGAACATTACCCTCTGGATGTTTATCTAATCTTTGGCCGAAGTTCTTTAGATTGTAAACTCTCTTTTGTAAATCAGAAGGCATCTTTTTGAATAGTGATTTGAAATCTGTGATTCCTTTTTCTTTCAATCCTTCTTTTACATATTTATCCTTTTTTAACATTTGGTGTAATTCACTACCATCTACTTTACTCCATGATTTATTTTTTCCAAATTGTTTTTTCCAAAGTAATTCAAAGAATTTTTTCTTTTCTTTAGGTGATAATCCTTTTATCTTTCTATTGATTTCTCCTCTTCGTTTGTAAACATACTTTTTAAAATCCATATAAAAGAATTCATTTACTTCTTTTATAGTATCGTATTGATATTTTTTATCACTATTTGTCAATCCTCTATACTTTGCTACCTTTTTCATTCTTGCAGCAAGTTCATCTTTGCCAGGATATCCTTTTCTGATACCACTTTGACCTGTTCCTACCCCTACTTCATCAATTTCGTTCTTGGTTTTCTTCTTCATTTGATTGATGAACTTTCTATAAACAGCAGCAGCGGATGTTTTACCCATTACTCTTGCTCTTTGTTCCATAGCAATTGCTGCTTGAATCTTATGTGCATGAGTTTTACCACTACCTTTTATTTTACTTACAGATTTTTTAGCATCATCTACTGTTGCAAACTTTAATCCTTTAATTGTTCCTTTTGGATTCTCATCTGTATATAAATCAGAATGTGAGGATGAACCTCTATGTTGTCCTTTTTTTCTTGGTACTCTTGCTGCCTCTTTACCATCAAACTTATCTGCCTCTTTTGCTCTTAGTGCAGGTAGAAATTGGAATTTTGCTCTTTTAAGAACTCTTTTCTTTTTTCTTAGTACATTTTTGTGAACTACTTTTGCTTGTTGAATAGATAGTTCTGATTTTTTCTTGCCAGGAAATAATTCCTTCATAAACTCATCATAAACTTGTAGGTATGCTTTTTTGTATGCAATCTTTTTTAGTTTAGCAAGAGGTTTTCTTCTTTTCATCGTTCTTGCTCTTCTTCTTGCAATCGCAGCTCGTTTACCAGCCATTGCTGCCTTTCTCCTAAGTAAATCTGCTGGTCTTAGTTTTCCTTTACTTCTCTCATCCAACATTCCATTCTTTTCTTGCCATGTTTCGAATGCATCAAAATCGTATTCTTGTTTTTGTGAATCATATCCACAATTATGACAAAGGTATTTTTCATCATCATCCGATTCTAACTCCCATGAATGGTTACACTTAGGACAATCTATCTCTGTTCCTGCTACTTCAACAACAAATCCTTCTTTCATCAGTCGAAAAGTTACGACTTTTCTACCATTGATAGTTGGCATCCCATGTTCATCTTTACCAATAGTTTTAACAACTGTTTTTTTATTCTTAAATCTACCAGTCATAATTGTATCACCAACTTTGACAGGTAGTACAATGCTTTCTTGTAAAGATGCCTCGAATTCTTTTTCTAATTCCTTTGCACCTTTAGCATCATCACCAGATTGTTGTGCATCATCTTGGTTTATACCTAAACCTCTTATCACTTCATATCCTACGAGTGATGCGGTTCTTGTTGCGTGTTTATACCATTGTGAGTATGCACCTTTTGAGTAAATATCTACTTGGTTGTTTGGTGACATATCACCGATAATACCTGCAGGGAAATACGATACTGCTCCGACTGGGCCATCTCCATAAACTCTATAATCAGTTTTATCAATCGCCTTTTCTCCTCCAAGAATATCACCAACTACCTCAAACCCAATCTTTGCAGCTCGTTCAATAGATATTTTATTAAATAATGGTGCTGAAGGATAAACTATATTTGGTCCATCATCAACATCTAACCCATCTCCAGCAATTTTAGATATTTCATTTAAAGAATCCAAAATCCATTCTTTTTTAATTTCTATATCTTCATTTAGTTTATCAGTAATCATTTTAAAAATAGTAGCATTAAACTTTCCATATGCTCTTTTCTTAAAAAATTCTTTTTTCTGGTCATCTGAACCAACTGATAAACCATTACGAGTTTCTGTACCACTTATTCCTCCACCTTGTGATGGTGAAACATAAACATATCCTCTATCTTCATATCCTTCGGTTGGTTCACCTTTATATTGTTGGAAATATCTTCCTGGGCCCATGCGTAATCTACTTTTATCTTTCTCACCAACAACAGTAACGAACGCCGTTGTTTTTTCATCAAACTTTTTAAGTATCTCGACAGGTTTGTATGGATTTTTTACTTTGAATATCTTATTTTTAGGAATACCAAACATTGAGTTTGCAATTTTAACTTTTTCTTTAAAGTTAAATGGTGATTTTGGTAACTGTACTTTATCAGAAGTACCTACATACACACTATTCTTACCAAATTTTTTAACTAAATGTTGATAAGTTTCATAATGTCCCTTATGCATAGGTTGGAATCTACCTACATAAATTACTACAGTTTTCTTTATAGGTGATTTTTCTTCTAATAAAATAGAATCAACTAAAAATTGTGAAAGTTCGTTCATATTGTGATATTCCTTGTCAGTATATAAATATGCAATATTAAATTAGTGAATTAAAAATTACCTTTTTCCACTCTTTTATTCTTTCTTCTTTATATTGCTTATCTACTTTTAATCTATACTTACCAAACCACAAATGTTCATAATCAAGTTTTTCTTTATCAGTTGATTCACCAACCCACATAGGTGTTGCACCAACAGTTTCATCTAACTCGTGATATGCAAGGTACATCATATCTTCAAGTGTATCTACATTTAAATTTAGTTCTCTACTTATATAACCAATTAAGCCTTGGTCTGATAAAACATTGAATACATCTGGTATATCTTTTTTGTAAACTTTAGTAACCATATCTAAATGTTGTTTTTTTAACTTTGTTAATAGTTCTTTGTTATTGATATACAAGAATGATGTATTTGGCATCATCATATTTTGTGAAAAATTAGGAATATCTAAATCATAATCATTTAACATTTTTGGGGTGACGAAATAATCACCTCTTTGTATCTCCCATTGTGGAAAAACTAAATCTTTCTCAAATATCCATTCTGGTGGTTTACTGTTTAATATAAAATCATTATCTAAAAAAATGAAAGGTGGTTCTTCATGACAGATTGCATAAACTTTACCACTAGCCCAAAATCTACCACTATTAACGCTATAGTTCTGTTTGTAGTTTTCTAAAACTTCGAAATCAATTTCATCAAATAGTTTTAACAAATTATTTTTTTTATACCAATTAAATCCATTTCTATCTGTATATAGTTTTGTTGGGAATGTTGACCACTTTCTTGCGTTAATTATTGCAACTTGATGTGAATAGTATTCATAATCAACCATAGAGTACTCGTCTAAATCTAAAGAATATATTTCATTTAACTGTAACTTTCTATAACCAGTCATATTTTTACTATCGAAATATGGTGGTGTCCAATTAACAAAGACCATTTTACCATTTATTGGATAACTCATAACAAACTTTCTTTTATATTAATTTTTTCCCAATTTTCTAATGGTTTTAAATTTGTTCTTACATAAATTTTATTTGAAATATATAAATCACCCTCATACATTTTTTGAAAATCAATTCTTGAAGTAGTGTAAATAAAATTTTTACATTTTACTTTTTTAGGTATCTGGCTTGGTGGAAATCCTGCTGCAACTATATAATCCCACTCTCCCTCTAAATCCTTTGTATCTAATTTTGTATTGTTTTTATAAGGTGTATTACCATTATCAACTGATGTAACCTTGAATCCTCTTTTTATTGCCAACTCAGACAAAACTCCTTCACCACATCCTAAATCTAATAATGATTTGTTTTTCCCATCTAAAGTATTTAAGAACTCAAGAATTGGTTGATTAGATTTTGATACCTTTCTCCATTGTTCTTGCCAGTCAAGTAAATATTTTTTTTGTTTAGTACCACTCAAAGTAATCTTTTTAGTTAGCCAACCATTTAGTTCTATATCTTCTACACCATCTACCCATTCTTGTATATCTTCATGAATCCATTCGTACTTACCCTTTCGTTTTCCAAGAACTTTATAGTTTCTTTGTGTAGTTGAAGAGTATTCAAAATTTTCATCGTCTGGTTCTAATATTATTAGACCATTTATATGAACCAACTGTCTTACAAAAGAAAAATAAGGTGAAAGATATCTACCTTGTTTCTCATGAAGTACATAATCTATGAAACAATCTGCTGCCATTTCTATAGGAGTACCTCTTCGAATTAGTTCATATGCAAAATATGAAGGAAGTGCATATGCATGTGCACCCCAACCAACAAATAAAGTTGGTTTTCCAATTAAATCATCAATTCTTTTTTGTGTATCTATTTTTTTGTGTTGTCTACCCCAAAATACAACATCCCAAGAATATTTATCTAATCTTTTTAGAATTTCTTTATATTCACCATCGTAAATAGAATCTATAAGTGCAGGTGTAGGTCTTGCATCATCTTCCATGACAAGAAAGGGAATGGATTGGTCTTTCTGAAGAAACTCTGGTTGTTTACAAATTTTTTTATAAACTTTTTGATGAGATAAAAATGTAGCATAAATTGTTTTTGATAAAGAACCTGCAGCATCATAGAACTTATCGCTCTTTACCTCGTCAACATTTATATCTTCAGTTTTAACTGCATCTACAAATTCGTAATCAAATCCATCAAAATGTGACCATGCAGATTCGAAATCTTTTCTTCTCCTCGTTGCATCATCTCTACTGATTACAAAAATCTTTTTACATCCAAAGTTGTGAAGATTTACTTTTAAATGATTGTCCCAAATATGTTTGTTTCCCATTTTTCTTGGTCTTTATATTTTTTACATATGTTATTGTAACATTTTTTGTAATCATAATACTTTTTTAGTTTTTCAAAAACTATCCATTGGAAAACTACATCTTCTCTAAATCCTCCAAGATGTAAAAATCCACCGAACCAGTTATCAATGAGTATTTTTAATTTATTATCATAGAAGCATGTTTTTGAACCACCTGGAAATGTTCTTTCTCTTTGATTTATTTGTAAAAGTTTTTGACCATGTATTAATACTTCACCAAATTCAATTTGTAGTGGTTGCGATTGTGACCAAATAAAAGAATTATCGTTTATCCATCTTTTTGATGCAGTAACTTCTTCGAATAGTAAAGATAACATTGGAAAAAATAATCCTTGCTCTAATAATGCACTTGAATATTTTAAAGAAGATAACTCATCTACATTTTCTTCATATATTTGTAAAATTTGATTGTAAGTATCCTTTATATATCTTAAATTATGTCCTCCAAAGATACATGCGTTTGGAACAACATCAAATCTTGTTCTATAAAAAAACTCTTCATCAAAAAGATGTTTTAATTTAGTGTAAGTATCGAAATAAGTTTTGTTTGCCATTTCCCATGCCTTCATATTTAGTGGTTGGTTTATATCTGGAAAACTAAATGTGATTGGATATGAATTACCTACTAATCTTGATTCAAATAAGAAAGTATCATTATCTATATGAAGAAAAGGTTTATCTTGTGCAACATACGCATACAACTTACCCATCGCATACGAACCATGTTGAAATTGTTTTCCTTCTAATTCAGTTGTAATTGAATCATATGGAAATTCCAACTCTTCAAAAAGTTTTTTACCTCGTTCATTAGTAACAAGGTGAATGTTACCAAAAGTTTTCTTTGCTGATAAAACACTTAACAATGTCATTACTAAGAAAAACTTATTTTCTTTAGTATTGGAATTAGATTTAACATCTGCCCAAGAGTGTACTATTTTCATATTATTTATTTTTATAGATAAATGGGTCTCTCTTTCTGAGCTCTTCCAATTTCTTTCTGTATAATTTTTCTTTTTCTTTCTTTTCTCTTCTTTCTTTAAAGAAGTGAATAATTTTCTTCAATAGATTCATATGCTAACTTTTTTAATTTATTACTCCACTTTTCACTAATCTGTTCATGGTCTTTTTGAAACTTAAGTAAATGATTTCTGTTATAGATTAGTATTGGTTTTATTTTTTTATACAACTCAATCCATTCTTCATCTGATTTTTCTGCTAATTGTTTTACTAACTTATATATTTTATCCATTCTTTCAGAATCATCTACTATGGTATCATAACTTTCATCCCAAAAATCACCAAAGGTTTTGAATCCTATAATTTTCAGATACTCTAAACTATTTGGTCTTGAAATTAATACAAATGGATGACAGTGTGCAATAGGTTTAAATATTTTTTCACTTAAATATGTGCCAGTTTCATAAAATAAGGTTTCACTAACAACACTAAAGTAAGTATTTTGATAATCTTCTTTATTTTCATAACCAAACCCCCATACAGAATCTATATTATCGTTATCAACTATTTGTTTTTTTCTTTTCTTTAAACTTCTATAACCTTTTAGTATTTTATGTATAGTTTGTCTATTAGGTTCGTATGGTACACCTCTATGAGTTCTATCGTGAATCAATGTAGCTTCAAATTCCATTCCTGCCTCTTTACAATATAACAAATCTAAATCAAAAGATACAAGATTATCTTTTAACAACCCATCATGTTCTAAAAGAGATAATAAAATAATTCGATGTGGTTTTAACCTTCTATTTAAAAGTAAAAACTTGTGTTTTCTTGGGTTTATGAAATCTATTTTATTAGTTTGTTCATATGTTGATTTACCACCTTTAAAAGTAAATTGATTACGAGTTAAAATATCAGTTAATTCTTTTGCCTTTGCCATCACTGCCCATGGATATGTTGCAACTTTAATTTTTTCTTCTACCTCGTTATTACTTAACCAACTTTTGTAAATATCTAAAGTGTTTAATGCAGAACAAGTAAATATTAATTTACTTGCGGGGAGATTATTATCGGCCAATCCAACATGAATAGCCTCAAATACATCTTCTCTAATATCACCTTCACTACTATAATCTAATAAGATAAATAAGTTTTTTTGTTTTCTAATTATTTCTTTGGATTTTTCTGATATAAAATCAAAAATAGGTCTATTCATGTGAAACCCAAAATCTCTCCCAAGACAACACATTAAACTACCATATGCAGTAATTGGATATATAGAAAATTTATTATCATTATATTTTGAAACATGAACATCTTCTAAAATACATGGGTCTATATTGTGATGACAATCATAAACTGCAACTTGCTCGAATTTACCTATGAAATCATCAAACAGAGGTTGTTGATTTGTAAAATCGTGTTTAGTATATGAATCTAAATATTTGTAATTTAATCCATTTGGTATAAGACCGAGTGGCCCTGTCCAATCAAAAACTCTAATTAACTTATTGCTCATAATACAACTCTGGATATTCAACTAAAATATGTATTCCACCTTCATTTAGTGCTTTTTTGTAAGCAGGTAAAATATCATTTGGATTTTTTAATTCTTTCACAGTTGCATTAGTTAAGATTTGTTTAAATGGTTCGGTGTAATCTGCCTTGTGTTGATGACCGGGGTCTAATGGTTTATCTGAACCCTTGCCAACTCTTACAATTACATTTGGTTTCCAAGTACCATCAGACATTGCTTCTAATTTATCTAAATGGTTTACTAATTGATTACATGCAAGAATTAAGAAATCCCATCTTGGGTAAAAAGTAACAACTTGATGTCCTGTCATTGCTAATCCCATACTCATTCCCATTTGAGTTTCTTCCATGACGGGCGTTTCTATCATTCTTTCTTTTGGTAACCCCTCAATCGTTTTACTCATTGGATTTCCATAATAAATTATTTGTTGTCCGATGAATATTGTTTTATCATCTTCCATACAAAGTTTCATTGCCTCTGTTAATGCATCTACATAAGGTGTAAATTCTGGTTTACTCATAATTTAAGGTTTTGAATTAGGGTCATATTCGTGTTTGTGTTCTTTATACCAATTTATTGCGTTTTCTAATCCACTTCTTAAATCGTACTTAGGTTTCCATCCCAACTTTTTTAGTTTCTCGTTTGATAATAATCTTTTAGGAATCATAGGTGCCTTGTTGTTTACGAATTCGATAGGATTGTCGTTCCCCTCAATCTTTTTGATAAGTTCTAATACTTCCATTACAGTATAGCCTTCACCATAACATACATTGTAGATATCGTAAGTATCAACTTTCTCTGCAACTGTTGCAAATCCACTCACCATATCATCTACATGAATGATATCTCGTACCTCAGTACCATCACCCCATAGTGGTATAGGATTTAGATTATCTGCTACCTTTCTAATATTAGCAGGTGTAACATGACACTTCTCAAAATCATACTTATCATTTGGTCCAAATGCATTTGATGGTCTTATGATTACACACTGCATCGGGTCATGTATCTGATTAGAAAAGAAATCACAAAGTGTTTCACCATATCTCTTCATCCAACCCACTGCTTTGTAGACAGGATAAATATTTGGTGTCTGTACACTTATATCCTCTGTACAATACTCATCTCCAATATCTGGATAAGTTGTATTAGATGAAATAAAAATAAACTTACGAACTTTGTTTCTCCAACTTTGTTCCATAAGGTTTACATTCATCTCTACATTGGGTGTAACATGCAGTAAAGGATTTACTTTCGTATCTAATGCGTTTGATGTATTTGCTGCTGCATGAAATACAACATCTACATCTTTAGAAACTTCTTCACAAAAATCTGCGTTTTGTAAGTTCCCTTTCATATGTTCGATACCATCGTAGTATTCTCTTAAATCTCTACTAAATGAGGTTGTTCTTATATTTGTAAATCCATTTTCGTATAAGTGTTTTATTAATCTTGAACCAATAAACCCACTTGCACCTGTAACTAAAATTTTATCTGTTTTTTTCATAATATTCGTATGTTCTTAGTATTCCTTCTTCGAATCCAAGTTTTGGTAATAATTTAAATTGTTCTTGAATGTTTGTGCTCATTCTTCTTTTCATATCACCATTGGGTTTGGATGTATCCCAATTAATTTTTATTTCTTTACCACTTACTTTAGATACTGTTTCAATCATTCTCTTGATAGATATTTCTTCTCCACTACCTAAATTAGTAATAAGATGTAATCGTTCTTCAAAACACTTAATACACCCATCAGCAACATCCCCTGCATATATGAAATCTCTTGTTGGTGTACCATCTCCCCATGCTTCAATCTCACCATCAGATTCATAAACTTTTCTACAAGTTGCTCCGATTACAGTTGCACCTTCACCGAAGTTATCGTATTCCCCAAAGATGTTTGCAGGTCTAACTATTGTATATTTTTTGTATTTTTCTTGTACTTTATATGCTTCTAAATAAAGTTCTGGTATTCTTTTACTCCAAGATGGAAACCAATCGTTTGGTGATGGTAAAGTTTTCCATACTGAACTTTCTTCAAATACCTCTGCAGGTTCGTATACACCCACCGAACTCATGTAAACTAACCAACAATTAGTTCTTACACAATTATCTATAATATTTGTATTTACTTTAATTGATGGTTCTAAAAAATCAATAGGTTTTTCTTTTGCTCTAATTGGTGAACCCTTAACACCAAACGCATTTATTACTGCTGTAAATTCGTATTGGTCAAACAGAACTCTAACATCATCTGCATCTCTTAAATCAATATTGTGATATTGAAATTGTTCAGTTGCAGGTAATTCATGAGAATATTTTATATCAACACCAACTACTGCGTATCCATTCTCTTCTAATTTTTGACATAAATGTGTTCCTACTAAACCACTACAACCAGTTACTAATATCATTCCTTTTGTTGCCATTAAAATACTACCCATTTACCAGTACCATAATGTGGGTACTTTGATTCATACTTATAATAAATTACATCTTCTGGTACACCTCGTTGAAGTCCATTCCATGTATCTAATGTTGGTGTGTTTGTACTTACACCATTATCCTCCACAATAAAATGAAGAGGTAACCCATAGTTATGTGCGTATTTGTGAACTTCATAGAAAAGACCTGTTTCAAAAGCCATATCTCCTAAGAAAACCCAAACTTTTTCATCAATACCTTTTAACTTTAGTGCCTTCGCAACACCTAACGCAATCGGTAAAGTACCAGTAACAATAGCTGATGAGTAAAACTTACACTCTTTATCCACTATTGTAATTGATTTTCCATCTAATATTTTTTGTTTAAGTACAGATGGTTCTATTCCATGTAAAAGTGCATGATAATGAGACCTCCAAGTTGAGAAAACCCAATCACCGACTCCTATTTTTTTGAATATTTCTATTAGTTGTTTTTCGTTACCATTTGATAGGTGAATTGGGCCTCTGATTTCTCCATTTTCCCAATGGGATATGATATCATCTTCAAAGTTAATCAAATCTTGTTCAGACCAATTACCATCAACCCATCTATCTTGATGATTATCTAAATTACGAATCGCTTCCATTTGCATCTCTTTTTGAAATTATCGGATTAGTACAAGGCCACTCTATATTGAACTTCTTACTATTCCATTTTATTGTTTTTTGTTTATCTACATCATTAAACTCACCATCGTATGCCAACTTGTAATAAAAAACTGAGTTTTTCTCCATTACATAGTGTCCATTAGCAAATCCCGGTGGGATTAATACTTGTGTTTGTGTTGAAGGTGAAAGTATATAAGTTTCCCAACTTCCATATTGTGGATTTCGAGTTCTATTACCTTCCCTTACATCCAAAACTACCAAATAAATTTTACCAGTCAAACACGAAACAAGTTTCCATGTTTTATCATCCCAATGTAATCCTCTTAGAACACCTTCTTCTGATTTTGAATATCTATCGTGTTTAAATCCAACACCTTTATTTCTTTCTTCTACTGGTATTAACTTGTCATAATAATCTGAATGATATGTTGTAGATATTTCACCTCTTGATTCGTGGTAAACCGATGGTTGTATAATTTTTACTCCACCAGTAAGAACCTTTGATGAGTAAAAATGAAAATCATTCCAACTTCTTTCTTTGTAATATATACTACGTCCTATTGCCATAACTTAAAGGAAATCCATTTCTGTATTTTGAGCTCAAATCAGAAATTAAAATTTTATATGTTTTAATTAATTCTACTATTCCATCATCTAAAGAAAATATTGGTGCCCAACCAGTATCCTCTATCTTTTTATTTGATACTATATAATCTCGTTTATCTGGGTCTTGGTAGTAATCAGAATAAGTGATTGCAAAATCAGATACATAAGATTTTATTTTTTCAACAAGTTGTTGTTTACTTAAGTTTGCATTTGATAATCCCACATTGAATGCCTCTCCACTATATTTATCATATCTTTCAATCATAAATCTAAATGCCATTGCAACATCTCTAATGTGTATATAATTTCTTACGAAGTTCTTTTCGAATATTGTTATGTATTTATCTGATAGTGCCTTATAAACAAATTCATTTACTAATAAATCCATTCTCATTCTAGCAGATGAACCAAAGACAGTGGCAAGTCTTAACGAAATACCACCGACTCTTAAAATCTCTTTTTCAGCCTTTACTTTGGTCACTCCATAATGTGATATGGGGTTGAGTGGACTCTTCTCAGTACACTCACCATTCTCTCCTATTCCATATCCACTATTTGTATTTGGGTATAATATTTTTTGATTATCAGTTAGGTTATCACAAATAAATTTAACATGAGTATAATTTACTGCGGTTGCTAAATCTTTATCTCTATCACACGCAGGGAATCCAACTATTGCAGCTAGGGGAATAATTACATCTGCCTCTTGAACATATGGTAGTAGTTTTTCTTCATCTCTAACATCACCATAAACAAATTCAAAGTTTTTTCTATGAGCATGTACAATCGTTGATGTTTGATTATACATTAAGTTATCGTAAATTGTTAGTTTGTTAATTTCACCTGCAGAAAGTAGTAACTCGGTAATTACTGAACCTAAGTAACCTGACCCGCCTGTTATTAAAACATTTATATAATTTCCTTTTTTTGACATTGTAACAGTTGATTGTATTTGTGATTTCTATAATATAATTTTACTAAAACCTCTCTATTATATATACATATATTTTTTATTTTTCTAAATTTTTCAGTCAATTCTTCCAAAGAAAGATTGCATAATTTTTTTACTTCTTTTAGTATCATCTCAGTTCTTTTAGAAAAATCTATTTCATCATCGTAAGATTCATCCCACAACATACTAAATGTTTGAAATCCTAATCTTTTTAGTTTTTTAAGTGTATGTGGGTTGCCAACTACAAAAAATGGATGTAAATTCATAATTGGTTTTAAAGTTTTTTCTGTTATGAAAAGATATTCAGAGCTTGCATTTGTTTCTGAAACTATTGTGAATAAACTTTCTACATATGGTTTTTTTACAGATAAAAAATTATGTAAGTTAGCAACACGCTCAGCATCTTCTTCATCAATATAGTATGGATATTTATTTTTTATTTCTTTAATTGTTTCTTTCATTGTTGGAGTAAGTTCTATTCCATATACTGAAGAAGTATTTTCTTCATCCATGTCATTATCTACCCAATTTTCAAAACCAATATTTCTAAATAAAGAAACATATCCTTTATCCAATAAATTTTCTTCATACAATCTTCCTACAAAATACGGTCTATGTATTCTTTCAGTATTTCTATTGAACATATTAAAATATTTTTTTGGATTGGAATCTTCAAATTCTAATTTTAAATCATATTTGTAGTTATCTCTTTCAATATCACCTAAAAGTGTCCTATCTTGCTTTTGTACTTGTATTACAAATTTACCTGCTGCTGAAATATAACTATCATTGTTAAAAAAGGTAAATCTATCATCCTTTGGTATTTTGTTTTCAAGAAGGTCATCACAAGTTGATATTATAATTTTATTTTTATGTCTAATTTCATGAGAATCTAACCATGTTTGCATTTTAGTAAAAATCTCCTTATCTACATAGTAAGAACCTTCTCTAGCATCTACAAAAAAGATTTTAAAGTTAGGATATTTTTTAATGAGACGTAAGAGTTTTTTAGAAAAACAATCATCAAAACTAAATGTAGGTTCTAATATTTCTGAAAAATGTGTTCTAAAACTAACTGATTCAAATGGTATTAAATACCATTCCCTTTTGTTTACATTATCTTTTTTAATATCAACTGGTGTTATTACAGTCGAATCAATATGTTGTGCAACAAGTTCTTCTACGAAAAAAGATGTAGAATGTTTTATTTCTTGGTTTTCGTTTCTCCTACAATGAAAAATTCGAGGCGATTCATCAAAGTTTAGATGTGTTATATATTCAAATATTTCGGGTATCTCTTTTCTTTGATATCCAAACCCTAAATGACCGTGTGGTGTAATATAATCAAATATTAAATTTAATCTTTTAGCCATGCTTCATCGTATAAGATAAGATGATTTCCATTATCAGAATCATCATAAATTTTGTAAGGTGTTGTTGTTTCTAAGTTACTGAACAATACAGTTGTTTCATCTTGAAGTTGTTTTTGATGCCAAACAGATTGTGAGTTATCATAAACTTTTCTGATTTCATCATCTGAAAGATATCTTCCATAAACACCAACAAAAGAAATCTCTCCTCTATAGTAATGTTTGTGTGCATCATCACAACTATTAAATGCATTTGCTGCACCAACCCACAACCAAGAACCAGAATAATCTATAGGACTCGCACCTTTATATGTTTTTTCTCTAAAAAAATCGTAATTACCAATTACCATTCTTTTTTCTTTAAAGTTGTGTCTAAATGTTATAAAATACTCTTTATCTTTTTCTTCGTGTGAAACAATAAAATGATGTTCTATACATTCTATTTTTTCTTTTCTATCTTTTACCCACAAGGTACATTTAAAGTATCTGTTACCATCGTTTACGAAACATGAAATACCCATATGCATTCCATTTTTTATAACAAGACCCCCTTCTTGAGAATATGTTCCTTCTCTCATTTTATCCCATGCAGGTTTACATCTTACTGCAAAGGTAAAATCATTTTCTGTAACATATTTTGGTACTACATCTGATAATCCATACTTACTTTCTGGTATAACAAAGTAGCAATCTCTACCATTTAGTTTTATCATAACTTTATTCGTTTACATTCTTCAAAGAAATCTGCAAGTTCTGGAAAAGTTCTTTTAAAACTCGTTCCTCTTCTATTATCATGTGCCTCGAAATATTTTCCGAAGTTATATCTTTGTAGTTTAAGTTGTGCAGGGTCAATCGGTGAAATCATCCAATCGTATGTTCTTTTAATTTTTTGAATTTCTATATCTGAGTATCCTATGTAATCATGGTCAAAGACTGGAACTCCAAGAAAATCTGCCTGTTTTGCTTGTTGATAAACTGCCTTCTCCCATCCTTTTGGTAAAACTTGTACTGTTTGGTGTCTTGGATATCTTAAATACGAAGTATCTAAGAACGATGCTGATTTCCAATACCTATCAGATGAACCATAATCTTTTTTAAGTTGATATACTCCATCAATAAGTTTGTGATAGTTAGGAACTGATAACGCATTGTAGGTTACCATAAATGTTATATTCACTCTTGGACACTTTGTAAATATTTTATTTACATTATCCCAAAATTTGTTATATACTAAACCATTTCTAATATACTCTGCCTGTTTAGCCTCACCAGAATCTACTGAAGTGAATATAATAAACTCTCTAACTTTATCTTCTTCGGTAATTCTATTTATTTTTTCAATAAACCTATCAACTAACTTATCTGGTATACCTAAATTTGAATTAATTGCTAGAGATAGGTTTTTATTTGGATTTTTTTCTTCAATAATATAATCCAAAACTTTCCAAGTATCTTTACTCATTAAAGGTTCACCACCAGTGATTCTAAATGTGTGTAAATCTCTATATAATTCTGGCCACCACTTCCAAAACGCCTCTACATAAGGATTATCTTCTGATTGTGGTATTGGCATTTTATTTTCTTGTTTCATCCACTCAAGAGAATTGAAATTATCGGTAGTTGGATACCCACCAAACTTTTCGATTTCTTGCATATGTTGAGTTGAAAACGCAGGGCCACAATATGAACATTTAAAATTACATGCGTTTGAGAATGCAACTTCTACATATTTTGGATTGTAATCTTCTCTCCAATCTAAAGCCATAATTTCATCAGCAAATGGCCAAGACCAAGATTCACCTGATTTAAAAGTTCTATCAGAAAATCTATCTGAATTATCTTCTACTCCCCAACAGTAATCACATTCTTCTGGTCTCTCTCCATTTAGCATTTCTTTTCTACGAAGTTTTTTATATCTTGTGTTATGAAGTGCCGATGGATTTCGTGCTATCTCTTTAGTTGATATTGGGTGAGTTCTTGGATGGTGACATGAATGAGTGTGTCCTAATTGTAAATGTAAAGTTACTTGTGTCCATTTAGCTAAACACATACCACACCCTTGACCATTTAGTTTATCTCGTACTTTCAGATAAAATGGGTTATCACCATCAATCGATGCAACAACTTCTTTTTCTTTAGTATCTATTTCTTTATTTAGTTCTTCTTTTTCTGCCATCAAGCGTTACATTGATTATTTTTGCCTTAGGGTTGATTTCTTCTATATTAACAAATTCATATTTTAGTTGTTTGATACCATCGGATTTGTAATCCCAAGTACCTTGTTGCATCTGTAAAACATATCTTCTTTCATTTCTTGCGGTGGTTTCACCCTTTGCCCATTTATCATTTCCATTCTCATCTTTAACCAATCCTTCATCTTTATGTGGTAAACATTTCATTCTCCCTTTTATTCGATGAGGTATAATTGTTCTTGGTACTTTTATTACTTCTCGTTTTTTTATGCAATTAAAAATCTTACCATGATTTTCGTTTTCACTTAAATCATTTGCGTTTCCTAAATTAAAATCATAAAATAATTTTAAACCATCTCTTACTGGTCTTTTATAAATATTTTGTATTTCTTTTTCTTCTAATTTTCTATCCCACATCATCACTTTAGCAATATCACCTTTGAAGAATTTATTAACATCTTGAATTCCTACTGATGGTGTTGTTCCTATATAATATGGCTGTGTTCCATATCTCTTAAGCACACCCTCGAATGATTGAGGAGAATGTGTTCCATGACCATGTCTTGCATCTGATTCTTTATCATTTAAATAAAAATGAATTTTATTATTTACAGAATCTACTGCTAAAGTAATCCAACTCCATTGATTCTCATATCGTTTCATCCATTGATACAAGTGTTGTTGTTTATGATTCCAAAGTAACGCAGTAAACGCCCTTGAATTATTATAACTCAATCCCCAATCATATCCTGGTCTACGAAGTATAGGATATTCACAAAATCTTCTTTCAGTATCTCCTACTAACCAAATAGGAACTTTTTCTTCTTGTTGATATGCACGAACTAAAACTGAAACTGTATGACACTTTGAAGTTAGGTGTCTTAGTGAACGAGTATATGGTATTTCTATGTATGAACTTTTACCATCAAAATTAAAATACTTTTGTTCTTTGTTAGTGTACTTCATATAAGAATCATCTGCATATCCTTCAAGAACACATCTCCAAAATAAATCATCATCTTCCATTCCCCAATCCCAATAATCATTAGAGTAACCATTTGTTGCCTCTACTTGTTCTTTAGAAAATAGTACCGCACCACCAAAGTATTCTTCATACTTTAGTTTGTAATCCATTTGAGATATATTTGTTGCAATATGAATAGGATGTTCTTTTGGAAAAGAATAATCACATCCTTCTTCTGGTATCATATCTATATCATGCCAAACTATATAATCACAACCATCTTCAAATGCGTATTTTGCTGCTACATTCTTCATTGCTCCTCTGTTGAACAAGTGTTCATCAACTTGGTGACCAAAGTACATACAATATTCGATACCCTTCTCTTCAAGATATTTACCTACCTTCGGTACAAACTCTTTTAAATGAGCTTCTCTGTTTCTATATGGTACACAAACTCCTAACTTCACTTACCTTCTCTTATATCTACTAATAGTTCCATAATTTCTTCTAATTTAAATTTAGATTCTTGTCCTTCACATAAATCTTGACAACATATATCTAAGTTTCTATGAATGAATTTTAATTTTTCATCAATTTCATCCCATTTGTTTTTTAACGCCATCGTGAATTAATTTTTTAAATTTTGTTGTACTCCATCCATGGTCTCTGTTTAGATAATGGACGGGTGTGTTTAATTCAAAACCTGTATAAGTTTTACCTCGATAATCATCTCCTAAAAATCTGATATTTGGATTATGTTTTTCTAATAGTTTATAAAGTTCAGATTCGTAAGTATATGTTTCTACTGCATTAATATATTTTATTGAAAGTAACATTTCTATTCTTTCTCCTACAGATAAAATAGGTTTTAATTTTTCCGGTCTTTCAATCGATGGGTCACTATGTAAAAGTACTAAAAATCTATCACAGTATTCTTTACACTCTTGAAACATCTTAATATAACCTGGATGGATTACATCAAAGTTTCCAGCGATAACACCTAATTCGTATTTCGTTATGTTAGTTGACATGATAATAATATTCCATTTTCAATTTCAGTTTCACTCATTAGTTTATATCTTAATGTATCCATCCCATCTCTTCTCCAATTAGTTTTACCTTTTAAAACTTTATTGTAAAACCTAACTTGATTTTTTCTTGTTTCTGTATAAACCCATTTATTTTCGTAGAACCCATTATCTACATGAGGTAGTAATAAAAAGTGTCCTTCTTTTCGCCATGGTACAGCAACTTCTTTAAAATCTTCCTCGTGGTAAACATTTTCTCTATCACAATGGTATATCTTACCATTCCTATTATTACCAGTCAAATCAATCATTTTGTGGTATGTAGATGCCTTTGCATCGTAAACACCTTCCAAACAATGTGGTGTAGTGTATCCTTTAAATTGCTCTAACACACCCATTGGTAAGTTTTCATAAATTGCTTGTACTTGTCCTTCTTCTAAAGAATGATTCCAAATAGCAAGATAATCAATCCTACCCTTAAATGGTCTCCTCGCGTTATGGTCTGCTTGAGGAGTTTGACCAAGATAAATAAATTTTTCTTTATCATATCTCATCAATCTACCTTTATATTCATGTTCATCTATTAATTCACCATCTTGATAAAACTTAATAAATTTGTTATACTGGTCAACCACTACCATAAGTGTAGTTCTTCTTGGTTCAGTAATAACAGATTTTAAACTGATACATTCTTTTTTAGTTGTAAATGTTTCAAACTTAAATCTTCTAAATGAATTATATGAAAACCCCATATCATAACCTGGTACTGCTAAAATAGAATACTCATCTATTGCCCTTTGTTCATCACATTCAATCGGGTCTGGTTCAAATGTTAGTAATATAGTAAAATTATCAAAGTGATATGGTTTTGGTATTTTAACTTGAGAATCAATACCATTAAATCTTAATCCAGCTGAATTAGTTGTTTTTATTGGTAATTGTTTGGTATTAAAGTCCATATAGTTTTCTCTACAACGATACATCAAATCATCATCTTCATATCCCCAACCCCAATAATTGTTTGAGTAACCATTTACTTTGTAATAATCCATAATAGGAAACAAAGTTACTCCTCCAAAATATTCATCAAAGATAATTCTTTTTTCTCCATGATATGATGTAAAATGTGTTGCAAGGTGAGTTGGTCTATCAACGGGTGAATAATCAACGCGTAATGGTATCATATCCACATCATGTAGAGCAACATAGGTACAACCTCTCTCTTTTGCTTTCGTTACACCAATGTTAAGTAACTTTCCTCGATTAAATGGACTATCATCTGCTTGTTCAACAACGATAATTTCATAATCGATTTCTTGTTCTCTTAACTTTTTTGGTGCTTCTTTTAAAAACTTTTCAAGATGAGTTGACCTATTTCTATAAGGAACTATTACACCAAGTTTATTCTTCATCTTTACCTATGTACTTATCTTTCCACAATGATAGATACCATTCCATTCTTGGTCCCCATTCATCTTTATCGATTTCTTCAAACCATAAAGTAAGTGCATCTAAAGAATTAGCAATCTTTTCTAATGCCTTTACTTTTCTTTCTTCGATAACTTTTTGTGTTTCGTTTGCCATAATTTTAAATTTTAATTATTCCTTTACTTAATCTATTCCAATGCTGATAATCCCAATGTTCGTTTTCGAAAGGAACTTGTTTTTCTAATCCAAACTTTGGTTCGTCAACATTTATTTTCCAATCAGAATCTCTGATTGCCTCATACATCTTTTTGTATTCTTTCCAAAAAGTGTAATCTTCTTCTGTTTCTGAAACTTCTTTTAATCGTTCTAAAACAGTTGAATCCCATTTGAAGTGATGAACTTGTATAAATCCTTCACCCCTACCAGGCGGGTAACGAAGAGGATGTTTTGCACCCTCTTCTCCCCACACAGTATCCCCATCAATGATTGCATAATGTTGGCCACTTGTTACATGAATTTTACCTTTCATCACACAACATTTATTGGGACAGGCACCACTAAGTGGATACCTAAAAAAACCAGCATATGGAAAAAGTTCCCATATGTTACTTTCTTTTTTTATTTTTGGAAAAGTACCATTCTCTCCTATTCTATCAATGAATCCACCCGTTATAAACTCCCAACCATTTTCATCACATTCATCAATCATTTCTCTAATAGGTTTTGGATATAAATGAAATTCATCATCATCCGATACTATCCACCATTCATTTGGTTTGGTCATCTTAACCTCATTATACAACTCAGTAACTCTTTCCCAATTAAATTTAGGTTCGGTTACTACCTTGTAGGGTTTTATTCCCAAACTCTCAATATCTTCTAATATGCCGTCGTTTTCGTGTTGTCGGTAGACAACAACGAATATTTCATCTACGATATCTTGATAGTGTTTCAACATATGTGGCAACATCGTAGTATTGTGTCCTACAACAGTAACTAAATTAATCATTTTATCTTCTTCCTCTGCAGAAAAGTTAGTCCAGTTGAACTTGGATAATTTACTTTCTGTTTGTGATTGAAGAAATTGAAAACTTCCCATCCTCCGCTATCTTGAATTTCTTTAATTAATTTATTCGGCCCCTCCGCATAACTTTGATGTTGTTCTTCCTTAACATCATCAGTTACAATGTGGTTTTCTTCGTAATCTAAATCAGTATCGTGGATAGCAATTATCCCATCTTCCTTTACTAACTTAGAATATAAGTTGAAATCATTCGCTACATCTTTGTAGGAATGTCCTGCATCAATATGCAAATAATCTATCTTTATTTCTTCTTTTACAAAATAGTTGTAGTACGCATCTTCGGTAGTATTTAGAATGATTCTACATGGAAAGTTACTTCTAAAGAATGAATCTTCTTTTACCCAATCTGGTTGTCCATTCACTCCATTATTAGCATCTACTAAGATAGTAGTGCCTGAATCACCATACTCCATTGCTTTGTTTCCATCAAAAATTCCGAAATCATGTAAATCTATTCTTGCCTGAGAGATGATTCTTGGTATGAATCCTCCACCACTACCGAGAACTACACAAGTTTTGTATTTCATATATTGGATGATGGAATAAACCAATAACCCATCACCAAGATATTTATCAGTTGCACCATGAGTCCACCTATATTTCACAGGTTCAAGTTGGGTATGTTCTTTACCCTCCTTGTCTTTATATTTAATTTGATTGTTGGTAAAAAACTCTTTTACCAAGTTGAAGTTTATAAGACTCATGTAACAATAATCGTATATACATATATATTAAGAATTAAAGAAAACAGAAATTTTCTTTGCCCACTTTTCTTTGTTATCAAACTTTTTCATATACGATTTTAGTTTCATAAACTCTTTTAAGTGTTTCATTCTTGTATCCCCAAGAATTTCGTTGTAAGCAAATTTAAAACTTACTAAATTTTTTGCACGATATTTGTAATCACATTCTTTTCCCCAATCCTCGTGAATGATTGGTAACTTACCCCAATCAATTGCTTGAAAGATTGAATATCCAAATGGTTCATTAGTGTGACAGGAATGTGAAATCCCCCAATTTAATTTCATAAATGGTTCAAGTATATTTATATCCCATTGATAAAATTTATATTTACTAAAATCATAATCAGAGTTTTCAGTAATATTTTTCCAATCGTATTGATTTGATAATACAACACCATCAAATCCATTTAAATAGTGAATATTTTTTCTTGATTCTATTCGAGATGTAAATCCTATTTTTGAATTTTTAACATTTGGTAATGCATTTTGTTTGAATTGATAAAAATTTGTTACAGTATAAGTTTCTTTAGGAAAATCCTCAAAAAGTTGAGAATCGTTATTTCCTATCCAAATTCTTTTTTTACAATGATGTAGTAATTCTAAGAAATCATCTTCATTTACATTTGTGTTAAATTGTTTTATTGAATCACCATACTTTAACATATCAGGTAAATATGCATGTACAAATATAATTCCCCACTTATCCTTATGTTCCCATAAGTGTTCTCTCTTGTGATAGTTTGCGTGTAAGAAGTGTATTTCATCACACTCCTCTAAAAGTTCTTTAGAGCGTTTAGAATCATCTCCATGAAAGTGAATATTTTTTATATCAGATTCCCAACCTACTGGCTTTTTTCCATCTACAAATATAAAATAATCATCTTTGAGTTTTGGTAGAACTAAATCAATAAAGTGATTGACCCATATATCTGCTCCACCTTGTATTATGTTACCACAACCTGTTGTTACTAATATTTTCACTCAGAACCACTTATTTGATTTTCTAATTGTGTTACCTTTGCAGATAACTCTTGTACTGATTTAATTAAAGGTGATATAAATTCATTGTAAGTTAGTGTCCATATAGATGAACTAATTTCATTATCAACCCACTCTTGTGTTATTTCTCCTGAACCAGTTCCTTCTAAATCTGTGTGTAAGTAGTGTGAACCACTCGATACTATTTCAGAAATTGGTTTGTTAAATTTACTTTCTATACCAGCAATTTTACTTGAACCTGTATTTAATCCTTTAAAATTTTGAGTAGTTTTTCCAAATTGACCAAGAGATGCCGAAACTTCTTGAGCAATAAGACCGTATCTGGTTCTTTTCTTACTACTTTGTTTAAAGTTATATTGTACTGGTCTTAATGAATTTATAAAATCTAATCCAAGTTCTGAACCACTAATATTTTCTTTAATTCTTTCATCAGATTCGTTGTTAAAGTTATCTGCGTATATCTCATCCCACCATCTACTTGTATTACCCATATCGCGAGTTGAGTTACCAGTACTACTATATGCAGGGTCAAAATCTCCTGCTGCGTAAATAGTACTTCGAAGATTCCCAAGTGTCGTTTGAGAACTATTATAATTTAGCATTAATATGTTTATCGAAGAAGTTGCAAAGTATCCATATTTTGCTTCTAAATCTGCTTGAGTTGAAGTGTTATCACCATTAATATCTATTTTTCCACCTTTTACATTGATAAGTACTGGTTGAGACCCCCATCCACTACCCTGTCTTTCAATCTGAACATATTTTGTTGAATCATTTAAAACCTGTAATCCTTTTGAAGTTAATTCAACAACATTCGTTGGTATAACGATAGTCATATACTGATTTGTTGATGTAAGTGTGTATGTTGCAGAACTCGGAGTTGTTGTTTGATAATAATTTGTGGCGTTACCAGAAGAATCATAATTAGTATATAACCCACTTGAAGCACCTATTTTTATATAATACTGAAATTTATAAGTTCCTGCAGCCAATGTTATATTAACTGTTTTTTGACTATTTGATGAAACTATACCACTATCACTTGATGCATAGTATGTTCCAGAATTTGATTGCCATTGTAATCCATATCCAGCCGAGACAGCTTGCCAAGTTTGAGTTGTTGTATAGGCACCACGACGATTACCACTACTTACTAAAACATCAGTTGTAGCACTTGTTGATTGATTTACTGCTCTCACATAGACGTAAAAGTAATGGGCTTTTGGACTTCCACTAAATGCAAATGGTGGATGCGTTTGATTTTGATAAGATGGACTATAATTTGGATATTGAGCAGTCCCACCTGAAGTTGAAGAGGGTGTACTTATATCAAGTGCACTTGGAGTATAGACTTGTAGTTCATATGTACCAGTTTGGTCTATTGTATAGGTTGTTGATGTTAATGATTGTGCTTCTTCAGCTGCATAAACCAAATAAGTACTGGTTGTAGAACTTGTTGGTAATGGTGGTGAACCTCCGGCCTGTGAAACATTCATATCATTTATAGAGATATTTCCACCACTTGTTGATGCCCATTCATCTGCTGGTTTTAATCTTAACTTAGTTTCAGAACCAGTTTTGAATATTATTTCAGGTACGACCGGGTCTAAAATCAAATCATCATTTACAGATACAAATTTTCCACCAGAAGATGATTCTTGTGCTTCCCATAATCCTACAACACCAGATGTTAATTTAATCGAACCTGATACATTTGCATCTTGACAAGTCATGTTCCCATCAGCATCTACATTGAATTTTGGATTGTTTACATCTGCACCTATTGATATAGTACTACCTGCAAGAGAACCACCTTCTATTTGTGAACCACTAATTCTACCATGTACTAATAATGATGACGAACCTTGATTCCATTGTAAGAAACCAGTACTACCACTTAATTCAAAATCCCCACTACTTGATAGATATGATGTCCAGGCACCACCTGCATAATATCCAAGTTGGTCTGCACCCAAAAATAAACCAGCTCCACTTGGTGATATTGCTTTTATTAACTTACCAGTTGTAGGGTCAACAGAACCACTAGCTCCAGCAGAAGCAATAGCCGTATTTGCGGTTGATTGAGCAGTTGCAGCATTTGAAACACCAGTATTTGCGGTTGATTGAGCAGTTGCAGCATTTGAAACACCAGTATTTGCAGTTGTTTGAGCGGTATCGATGTTTCCTTGAAGAGCAGATGCACTTGTATTCAAAAGTGTAGTTGATGAAGCAATTGCATTTGATTGAGCAGTTGAAGCTGCTGAAGAACCACTTGTTACTGCATCTCCTGCTGCGGTACTCGCGAAAGTTTGAGCATTTGATTGAGCAGTTGAAGCTGCTGCAGAACCACTTAGTACAGAATTAGTTACACCAGTTTGTAGTGAACTTGTTTCTGCATTTAATGCACTTAAGGAATCTGCTGTTGCTCCACCTGTTATATTGATTGAACCTTGTATATTCAGATTACTACCATCCCATGTAAGGAATCCATCGGATGCACCACCCTTTAAACTCATTACATTACTATTACCACCATGTCTACCTATATAAATTCCTTCTGATGCAGCATATGCAGTAATTCCACCAATTGCAATATATGGGTTTTGATTTGTTCCTGCGTTTGAGGTATCTGCATTTAATGCTATGACTGGATAGCCAGAACCACTTGAACCTACATTTACTGTTCTATTTGCGTATACATCTTGTGAGAATAAAATATCAGTTGCAACTGAACTAAATGTTGCACCAAATGCATCCCAATATGTTGTGTATGAACCACCATCAATTGGTCTTTGATTAGCGTTATTTGCAGTATGAGAAGATTTAGCTAAATAATATTCTCCATTAGAACCTTGTACAACATCTCTTCTCAAAGATGAAGAAACATAAGTTTCATTAAGAGTCCATGTTCCTCTGTAAGTTATTCCAGGTCCAACAGCTCCAGGTGCACCATCAGAACCACTTGCACCATCTGCACCATCTGAACCCACATTACCAGCAATTGCTTTTGTATAATTTACTATTTGTTGATGTTCAGTTACATCTCCACTACCATCTTTATAATTTATGTTAATTGTTAGTGAACCACTATCCGAACCAAATGCAGAAATTGAATATTCATTTTTACTTGGAGTAGTATCTGTTGGTGTTACACCAGAACCAGTAATACCAACAATATCAAATCTGTTATTTGATGATAATCCATTTTGGTGTTGAATAGTTTCAGAACCAATTCTAAATGTTACTGAACCACTACTATCCGCTAGTGATGATACTGCACTCTGTGAAGTTGCATTAAATGTTTGATTATTTGTTGTAGTACTAAAACTAATACCATCTAATTTTTTGACTGGTGATACAGAAATTCTATCTGTAAATACAGAACCAAATTCATCAGAACCACTAAATTCATATGTGGTGTTTCCTGTCCCAAATGGATAATCAGATGCATTTAGAGTAAATGTAGTTATACCATTTGTTGTTGAACCTACAGTAAGGCCAGGTTTACCACTACCACTATTAGCAGTGATTGTAGTAGTATCTGATACTAAGTTTTTTCTTTGTGCTTGAATCGTTATTACTTGTCCACTTGGTTCAACTGATAAATCTGTTGCTTTATAAAAGAACTGATTTTGGTTTGATGTTACAATAAGTGCAGATGCAGGTTCACCATCTTCGAATCTTGTTATAGTTTCTATTTCTTCTTTATCTTCGATAGATGCGGTATAGGTTATTGAACCTACTATATAATTTGTATCAGACCCACTAAATGAAGAAATAGTTAAAACATTGTTAGTTGTTAATCCACCTGGATATGGCCCAGAGTAAGATGATGGGTTAATATATGTTCCTGCTTTATCGAATGCTGCAGATGCAAATGTAATTGAACCAGTCAACCCATTTGATGTTACTTTAAATCTCGATTGTTGGAATGGTGGATTACCTAATGAACCACTTGAAAATCTAAATGCAGTTCTATCAGTTTCGAATTCTAATAATCTAACATTTGATGTTGTTGTTAAATTACCTCCACTAAACTCTTTTGCTGCTTTTACTTTGATAGGAATAAAATTGTTATTTATATCGTAGAATTCAAATTTAAAATCAAAAAATTCAGTATCTAACTTTCTCGGTACTTCTTGTACTAATGTGAATTCATCTGGTGAAAAACTCGATTCTTGTGCGTTTCTTAAAGATACATTTGATATATACCAATCATCACCATTTATTTCAAATACTAATCTTGCACTACCAGAATTTGCTGATATTATATTTTTTGATACATCAAATTTTTGTAATGTATCGGCAGAACCACTAACAGTTACTATGGATTGTGTGAATGCAGATGAACTTAAAAATGCTCTGATTTGTTTTGATTCATCTACCGAACCACTTAGTTTTGTTTTGAAACTTAGATTATATTCAATATTGTTTCCAAAATCAATAGATTCAGAAGTATAAAATAATTGTGTACCACTTCCTGCATAATCAATCTTTACACCATTTAATAATTGTGAGTTATTAAGTGTAATTGGATGGGTAGAAGAACCACTAATCCAATATGTTGTTAGATTGTAATCATCGAATACACCATAAGATAATTCTGTATCTGCTGCTGTAGTTATATCTTTTAGTAATTCAGTTGATTCTAATAACTGTTCTTGAACAAATTGAAAATCACCAGTTTCGTTTCTTGATTTTCTAAATACTTTTACTCTTGCAACATCACCAACAAATGTTTTTAAATTTGTAATTTTTATTTTTGCAAATGAACCAGTCAGTGCAGATTCTACTACTGTTGCACCCGCATTATTTTCAAAGGATGATGTGTATGTAGTACTACTGAATGGTTGTACTATTCCCGTCGAACTTGTAAATGGAGTATCAACCAACACCTCAGTTTCACTTAACACTTCTTTAACATTTGGGAAATAATTGATTGAAGGGAATGATATTACATTTTCATCAATAGAAGAGGTAAAGTTCGGACCTGAAGTTTTTGTTAGTTTATAAAGTACTCCACCTGCATATTGTCTATAATCCTGTCCTTCGGCAGGAACTTGTGGTGTACCCTCTAAACTACCAGTTTGTGTAATAGTTGGGATTGTTTTTGTAAATAAAGGTTTTGATAATTCCTCTATTGATATCTTTGGTCTTTTAAAAAATCGTACTCTTGATTCATTTGGAAGGTTTCTGTTTATGTTAAGCTGTTTTTCCCATTTAACATTATAGATATCTTTCCAATCATCTGGTATATCTATTTTGTTTCCTTCTTCATCAAAGTAATCTTTTAGTTCACCTAATATCGTTATCTTACCAAGTCCGATTGGAGTATCCTCGTAAATGTAAACACCTACTACTTTTGATAATCCTTCAAAATATTCTGGTGCACCTCCACCTGGTTCGAAATAGACTGGATTTCCATTTACATCTAATATTTCTATTTTTATTTCTGTTGTTTCTTTTAAACACTCAGAACCTTCAATGAGGAATCCATTCTTACCACCAGTCAAGTTCTCTCCTAGCTCAGTAATTCTAAAGTAATCTGAGTTAGGGTTTGTATCTTTTAAAAAGACACCATACCCACTTAAATTTTGATAAGGTGAAAATTTCTTTATAATAGCCATGTGGATATAAATATAAACAAAAATAATATCTTTATATTTATTCTATAGAAATCTATGGGAAAATATTCTACTATACAAATAAGGAAAGAAACACTTAAATTACTAAGTGATTATTGTGCGGACAATGGTTATAGTAAAAGTGGATTGATTGAAAAGTTAATTAAAGAAAAAGTTTCTGCAAAACCTCCAACAAATGTTTTAAGAGTTAATACTTAACATTTGAGAATCCATTATCTTTTTTAATTTCAACTAATCCATCTACAACATCTCGCATGGAATCAATGTGAGATATAATCATTACAAAGTCAAATTGTGTTTTAAGATATGTAAACAACATAAATAAGGATTGTAGGTTCTCACTATCTAATGTACCAAATCCTTCATCTATCACAAGGAAATTAGGTCGTGGTAGATTACATACATTGATTAGAGCAACTCGGATTGCTAAACCACTAATAAATCTTTCCATACCACTACACATTTCTAAACTCCATCTTTGGTCTCCATATACAAGATACGCATTGATGTTCTTACCATCAATCTCTAACTGCATACCGAAATCTACAATTTGTCCTAAAATGTTATTTACCTCACCTTCAATCATCGGTAATGATTTTTCAATCAACTCATAAGATACACCATCTTTTGAAAGTGCATTTAAGTAAAACTGATATAATTTTGATTGTTCTTCTAAATCTTTAACTTCTTGAATTCTATCTTCAATAGTTTCTTTTTGATTTTGAAGTGCAGATATTTTACCATTAAGTGAAAGAATCTCTGCGTTATTGTTTTTGATAATCTGTTTTACTTTATCTAAATCAGAACGAACATCTACGATTTCATCTCGGATTTCTTTGTTTTTCTTAATTTGTTTTTCGTTCTTATAATATTCCTCAATAAGTTGTTCTTGCTGTGCTATTTGGGTTACAAACTTGTATTCTTCAGTTTCAGTTGTTGATAACTTGTTAATAAGTTGAGATATCTCTCTATCAATCTTATCTTCTTTTTGTTTAGCCTCTTGAAAGTTTTTCCATTCTTTTTCGTAACCTTTTAAAGAATCTATTTCAAGATTAAATTCTAATTTTTCTTTTTCAAAACCTTGAAGTTCTGATTGATTCTTTTTTATTTCAGATTCTACTTTTTCTTTTGTTTCTAAAATAGTTTGTGAATTTTCCATACAAATATCACAATCCTCGTTGTATTTGTGAGAATCTAAATGGTCTTTTCTTTCGTAGAGAGATTCTAATTTTATATTTACCTTTTCGATATCAGATTCTACATCAGATAATTTTATCTTTTTTAGATTTAAAATACCAATACTTTTTTCTAAATCTTCTTCATCAAATTTATCAAGTATTTCTTCTAATTCAAGTTGTATATCTTCTCTATGACTTATTCTATCTTGTATAGAATCTTTTTGAGAGGTGCTATCTTCCTTCTTCTTTTGTAAAATTTTTAATCTTTTTTCTAACTCTTCAATAGATACACCACTATCTGCATTTAACTTTACAATCTTCTCATTTAATCTTACAATTTGATTTTGTAAATCATCTTCTTTCTTTACAGATGATTCTTGTTCTATATCTAAAAGTTTGTACTCTTGTTTAACCTCCTTTAAATCTGTTTCGATTTGTGCGAGTCGCGTCGTAAAATCGTCAGACTTGAACTTTCTGATAAGTGTTGCATTATCCCTATTCTCATCTGCTGCACTTTGGTAGAGTTTATCAAAGATATCTACTCCAATAAATTGTGAAAGTATTTCTTTTCTTTCCGATTGTGATTTATCAATAAAGAGTGCGTTGTTTCCTTGTAGTGAAAGAGTAGTTAGTACAAAATCCTCGAACTTACCAAGATACTTCTCAATGTTCTTGTTAGTTTCTCTTCGTTGTTCACCATTAAGTGATTGAGTTACTCCACCATCTACTTTCCAAAAGCTTACATCAACTTTAAGGTTAGTACCCTTCCTTGTCCATTTAGCACGTCTCTCAATGAAGAAGTCAACTCCATCTATCTCAAAGTTAAACTTACAATAGAAGTTATCTCTACGATTGTTTAAAATGTTTTTAGAGATGGCAGTTCTACTTGTTCTATCATAGATACAGAAACAGAGTGCATCGAAGAGTGATGATTTACCACTTGCGTTAGGAGCGAAGATACCAATGATACCTTGTGCTCTATCAAACCTTACTAAGTTGTTTTCACCATACGAGAACATATTAGAGAACTCAAAATCTTTAGGTGTCCATAGAATGTTCTCTGCTAAGTCATCTTGATTAATACGAGAGTTTAATTCTGTATTTAGTTCTGTAATCTTATTTAGTTCCTCATCTTCTAATAGATACTGTCTTTCTAAGTAATCTCTGATAAGTTGGTTTTGGAAGGTTTCATCCTTGACATTACCAACAATGTTTTTATTTACCTTTTGATTTGTTTTAAGTTGTCCGATTGTATCGGTTCTTGTAACAGTAACCTCTTGAACTTTAAATAACTTTTTGAGTTCAGTTATTTTTCGTTTCATATCAGCTGCCTCTGTTTGAGTAAACCTTAATCTTAATCTTGGATGTTTAGGAAGTTTCGTACCAACTTCATCATAAACCCATTGAGGTATTTTTCCTTTTACTACATCAACAGTTAAGAACCCATAATCGTTGTGAAGATGATGTTCAGTAAAAGTTCGTGTTGTAATATCCCATAACAAATATCCATGATTCTCAAGGAGTTCTCCATGATTTTGTTGAATCATAGAACCTGCATATGCAATATGTTCGTATCCTTTTCCAAAAGTTTGTCTTTTGTGGATATCTCCTAACATAACCATATCGAACCCATCAAACATATCTACAGTAAATGAGTTAGATGATACGGTGTATCCAATATCAGTTTGTGCCTTGTTTACCGGTCCATGAAAAAGACATATTGTATTCTCTCCATCAATGGTATCTCCTTTAGGCCAATTTTCCTTGTCATCCAATATAGAGTAGACAACAAAAGTAAGGTTATAGATATTATAGATACCAGTATCACGAAGATAATGAATTCTATCGTTGTTAAGATTTTCGATAATAGGTGTGAGTACATCTAGTCTGTGTGAGTTATTTAAGTTACAATCGTGATTACCTGTAATCAATACAGTTTCTCTAAGTTTAGAGCACTCGGTAAGAAACCAACTGATTTCTTGTACGAGTTCAGGTGACATCTCTGTTTTGGCATGAGCAATATCACCAGCGATATAAATGATAGAATCTTCTATCTTATCTTCTTTAACTTGTTTTAAAAACTTTTTGAATATAATTTTATATTCTTTGTGTCTTTGGAGATTACGAATATGTAAATCTGCCAAATGATAAACTTTATTTATTATCATATTAGTTTGTTCTTATGAGGTTCGAGTAATCCTCTAATTGTTTCTACTTGATTTCTTGCCAGTTCTTGCATCAGTTGATGGTTGTTGCGTAGACCTTGTTCTCTGGTCCAATACATATTATGTAGGTCTTGTATACTATATTTTCCTAATCTTTTTATTTCTTCCATCACCATAGATAATCTTTTTACAGTATCTATTTCTTCATCATATGATAAATCAATCATATCATCAAATAAATCAAACCCAAGTTGTTGTAAAGTTTTACATAAGTTCGATGGGCCTACAAATACAGGTATCATAAAAGCCATAAATGGTTTGAATATTTTTTCGGATGTGTAAACAACATCGCTAGAATCAATAGTAGTACATCCAATTAGTTCTATGTATGCGTTTGAAGTATATGGAAGAGTAAATGCATATTGGTCTACATTTGATAGATTTGGTATATAATCTAATACTATTGGTAAATCTTTTAAAAGTTCTTCATGTGTAGTTTTACTATATATTGGTTCTATATTTTCTATTATATGATTTTCGTATTTAGTATCTTCATCTTTATTATGATTTATATTATCATCAAAAATATTATAGGCATTATATGAGAAAAAACTATCTTTTAGTAAATTATTTTCTTTTAGTGTTTTATAGATTAAAGTTCTTTGTAGTTTATAAACACCATTATGAGATAAAAACTTTTTATATCTTAACATTTCTCTGTATCTTAACCATACAGTTTCTGCTAACCATCTTAGTTCTTGATATCCTCCATTTACAAGATAAAAATTATATGAATCTTTTTTTGATTCAACATCTTCATCTATATGATAAGTTGGTGATAATACTTTTACTTTATCTCCGAATCTTAGTTTGGTATCAAAACCAGTATCTGGATGAAATACTATAATTTTACAACCTAATTCTTTTTGGATGTACTTTATATTACTCTCCACATCCCCTTCAATCGGTTGGAAGAATGCACTATCAATTAATAGTAAATCATCAGTTTTTATTTTATTTTTGAGAAAATTTAATGTTTTTTTATTACCTAAATAATTAGGAAACTTTAAATCCGCCTCTTGTCTGTTCAAAACTATAACTTCATATGGAATGTTAGTTCTATCTACAACATCTATCCATTGTTCATACAAGCCTTGATTGTATGGTTTATCTAAAATGTATATCATAACCCTTGTAGTTTTTGAGAAACAATATCCTCAAAACCAGTATTCTTTGTTTCTTTTAAAATTTTATTTACTTTGGTGAATCCCATATCACCTGCATCTTTTTCGGTAGGTAATATATTTGTAACAGTTACACCATTATTCATAAAATAGTTTACATAATAAAGTGCCTGGTCTTGTGCATCTTTATCTAATACTATTTTAATATCTCGTACTCCCTTTTTATATATACTATCCATTAGAGTTTTTGGGATAAATTTACCCAAGAGAGGAATAGCATTTCTTTTGATACTCATCGCATCAAAAACTCCTTCACAAAGTGTAATAGGTTTTTTCCAATTTATGTGGTTTTCGAAGATTGTAACATTTTTCGATACTGGCGGATTTTTATATTTAAATTTTTCCTCAGCAAATACAGACCTCGCGATGAAGTAATTAAGTCTATTATCCACATCGTAGGAAGGAATAATAATACGATTAGTATAAATACCACCATCACAATAACCAATATTATATCTAATAATATCTTCTTTAGTGATTCCCCTATCTTTTGCATATTGTACCACCTTCTTATATAATGGATTCAATCCCTTTGGTTTTACCAATAGTGATTTGAATTCCGATGGTAACCTTAGTTCTACCTTCTCTTCATCAGTAGATGTTGATGTTACGATGTAATCATCACCATATATTTCAAAAACTTTTCTAATCTTTTTAGAATCTACATGCAACCTTTTAAGTAAAGTTTGTATCTTTCTACCTTTTGAATCACAAACCCAGCAGTGCCATTGTTGTGTTTCTAAGTTAACTTGTAACTTTTTCTTATGGTGATGGCAGAATGGACAATGGTGTGCCTGTTCATTACCTCTTAGGGATGTACCAACACCTAAAACTTCATCTAAAATACCAATAATAACTGATTTATCTCGTTGTGAGAGCATAATTTATACAATATACAGAGCTAATATACGAAAAATTTTTCAATTTTCCAAATCTTTTTTAAAAAATTTTCCTAATAAATTATCATTTAATGATTCTTCTCTTTCTAAACAATCTTTATCAAATTGTTCTTTTAGTTCATAATAAGTTAGTGCCTTTTTAGAAAAACAGAATCTTAGAATTTTTTTGTGAGTTTCTATCCATGATGCAACTTCCTTATTCGATGAGTTATAATGTCTCCAATTAGATTCTTTTATAACTTTTCTTTTTCGTTTGTATCCTTTTAGTGGGGGTAATGTTCTATGTGAATATAGAGATTTTTTACCTATATAGAATTTACCATCTTCTTTGTTTGTAATCATGTAAACAAAACCGATAGTACCTTCGGGCATATCTGTGATTTCAGAAATCACCTTTCCCTCATAATGCCAAGCCATAGTCAAAATTTTTAAAATCCTCTTTGTATTTTTCTCTAACGAATTCTACAACTTTTGGATTAGTGTAACATCTTTTTCTGTAGTAATCATACATATCCATATTTGGATATATATCTCTTATCGTATTATAGTTTTCTAAAGTTAAACTACTATCTTTGTAATCTATACTTTCACAAACTATTTTAAAATCTTTATTCAGATTTTCATACTTTCCTATAAAATTAATTCTATCTAACAAACCATTATATTTAATCCAACTTGTTTGTGTATCAAAAAAATAGTCCCAAGATTCATGCGTTTTTATAAATTCTTCGATTGGTAATTTTCTGTGCTGTCTAATATGGGAATGGTATAAAGAACCAAACCATTCAAATGGATTTCGAACAAATGCGAAAACAAATCTATTTCCCAAATCTCTTTGAGATTCTAATTTACCATGTGTTGCTAATTCAACACAATCCTTTTCTTTAAGAACATTGGAAATAGATGTACCTGCTGTTTTAGGTACATGCACAAATAACCATTTATCAGATTGTAATAATCCCAATATTATCTATCTACAGAATCAGAATATTTTTTGAGGTTAACTTTACCACCTCTTGCTCTTTCAAGATTTGATTCTTTTCTCAAATCTTTTCCACCGTCCAATTCGATAGGAGTTTTATCCTCACCCTTGTTAGGTAATTTAGCAAAATCTGAATTTTTGTATAAGTCTTGTATAGATGCCATAATTTAGTCCTTTTTATATTTTCTTTAATAATCTTATATCCGAATCATCTTCTGTTTCGGCTAATCTTTCTACCATATCAACATCCCATAAAAAGTATGCAATGTCTGATGGGTTTTTTTCTGCTCCTTCTAAGATGATATCAAATTGTGAATCATCTTCGATAGTTTCTAATAGATTTCCTTTTCTATCTAAAATTTCAAATGCCATAATGTTATAAATCTAATTTAATTAAAAAGTTAATTGGATAATCTGGTAATATTTTTATTGGTCTTGCCATTTTAGCAATCGCCAATAATTCCGAATCATCATTATATAACCCTACACTTGTAACATATGTAGTTAAATATGAACCAGTCGGGTCTAACGAAGAACTTACGTCATAATCGTTAAAACTACCAGTTGAATTAGCGTAACTACTATAAATATGCTGTTTTTTTCTTGGAGTAAAGTTTTTTATTATTTCTACCCTTTGATTTCCTCGTTCATCATACTCTGTAGTTTCAAAAGAAGATGTTGTTAAATTAAAGAAATCTATTGCAGTTGGGTTTGTTGATGTTGTAAACTCACCTGGTTCTATATTTATTAAAATCTCCATTTCTGATATTGGAGTTGTTGATTTAAAAGAAAGATTAAATGTTTCAAGGAAACCAGGATTTTGTCCTGTATCAAGAATTAAATCACCAGATTTGGCGAATAGGTTACCATATGCTGTTGCTGCATCTTGTACTTCTGTTAATACATCTAAAGGTTCTGTAAATATTAATTTACTACCAGTAAGGTCAGTATTTATTAATGTTGGATTTGGAGTTTCAACATCACCTTGATATGAGATTTCTGTTTCACCAGTATTATAATCTATAGATTCTATATATAATATCGAACCATTTGTAAGTGATACTTTGCCAGTATTGAAATCTATACTATCAAATGCATACTCGGGGTCTGTATTTGTAATTACATTACTTCCTTCATTATCTACAACAGTTAATCCACTACCACTATCTACTAATCGAAATGAACCAGGTAATACTGCCTCACCCCTAACACATTGAGCAAATGAAAGAATACTCATTGTTGCGGGTGCTTCTGTTACATAAGTTTGTTTACTCGAAAATCCTCCACCATGTTGTAGTAAAGAACCCGAAGTGTTGTAGTATCTTAGTTTTGCAGAGTTATATAATCCTCTTTTAGAAAAGCCAGGAAAACTACCACTTACACCAACGACAGGTTCAGTTTTTGCATTGAATGAACCAGTAACATTGTGTACTTGAAATACAGTTACATCATCTTGAGTTAGTTCAACATTTTTGTAAACATTGAATAATCTTCGAGTGATTTGGTCTTGTGGTATTTTTTTAAACATAGATTTTCCTCTCTATATAAATATACTAAAACAAAAAACCCCACTCGTGGTGGGGTTAATCTGATATATAATTTATCTTAGAAATCAAGTTTTACTTTGATTAATACTTCCTTATCAAATGATTTTTGAATTGGTTGTGATGTTTTAGCAACTGCCAACAACTCAGAAGCATCGTTGTATAACCCTACTGAAGTAATAAATATTTTAGGGTCTCTCTTGAATGCATCATATCTAAGTGTGTTATCCGAACCACTTATAAATGTTGGGTTGTTAGAATAGTTAAATTCTCTGTTTGTTGCTCTTACAAAGTAATGAGAAGTAGATACATTTTCTGTTCTTCTTGCTTCGAAATCTTTACCTGCAACGATTGCGTTGTAGATTTGTTTGTGATTTTCTTTATCAGCGTTAACTCCTAAATCAGGTTCTAAACCGATTGAAGCAGAAATTGCAGTTGGGTTAAGTATAATGAATCCTTGGTCTGGATAAAACTTACCCCATCCTTCTCCATTTGAAGAAGTTGTAGAATTAATTGTTGCTGCTGAATCAGTTCCTAAATTAAGTGAACCACTTACAACATCAAATACTCTACCAGCTTTTCCAACCTTATCTGAGAATTTCTTTCCACTATTATCGATAAGTGTTACTTCTTTACCAGCAGAACCACTTAAGTTTAATGACCAGTTTCCTGCATCGATTGATTCTTTGTATCTTGCTCTTGCTAAGTTGATAACATAGATATCTGATAAATCTACTGCTTCAACACCAGAAGAGTTAAGTACTGTAAATAGTGCATCTGTTTGGTCAAGTAGTACTGTTCTATATTGGTTATATGTTGCTTTTGAAGGAAGTTTAGCATCATCATTGTTTGCTAAAGAAACTGAACCACTTCCACTTACATGCCCATATGCCACTGCGAACTGTACTGAAGAGGTTGCTGCTGAGTTATACACATTATAGTAATAGTTTCCACTATTAGTAACTTGTGCAGATGATGTAAAAAATGTTGTTAATGAACCAGTATCACCAGTCCAAAGGCCTGTTGTTACAACTTCAACCTTACCTGTTACTGTATCGAATTCTCCAAATTTTTTGAAGATACCGTTATTGATATTACCTCCTGCAGCAGATATCTTATCACCGCCTTGAAGATAATCATTCAAAATATTTACTAACTGTTCCGATTGTACGGCACCTGCCGAACCATTCAAATATCCTTGAATAGCCGATGTTAGATTTCTTCCGTCTTGTCCTGTTATTTGTGGCATATCTTTTTATTCCTTTTAAGCTACATATGTTACTGTTACAGGTATGGTTTGTGAACCACCCGTTTCATTACCATAAACTGTTATTGTTGTTTGTACTGTTTGAGTTAAGTTAGGATTAGGTATAAATTTAAATACTCTACCTGTTACGACTGCTGCAGTTGTGGTTACTTCATCTCCTAAGAATATTGGAGTAGTTCCACTTGCAGTTGTTGTTCCACTACCGATAATACTTCCTGCCTCTTTATTAGCAAGAACAACAGTATATCCTGCAGTTGTGTTACCACTTGGTGAAGTAGTTGGTGTTAACGCAACTTCTCCCTCATCTTGTGATACCGCGATATTTGGAATACCAAATGATACTTTTGGAATACGAGTTGTATTCTTTGGTAAAGTTACCAATTTAAATCTCATTACTTGAGTTTCATCTGGTGATGCCTCAAGAACTGGTATTGCTTTTATTGCTGCATCATAGAACGCTGAACCCTTTGGATGTGCTGGTTCATACAAACCATAATCTATCTCATCATCAGCTAATGCGAATTGTGTGATGTTCAATCCTTGACCGGCAGCTAATTTCTCTCTACCCTTTTTCGTAAGGATTGCATCGACTGTAATTGAAGTATTATCTAAATAAGCCATAATTTTTTTTCCTTTTTAACCTTTCAGTATATAAATATAAGTTTTTTCAAAAATAAATATTATTCAACATCTAATATTGGTTCTCCACTACCTCTTCCACTATCAGAAACCTTCAATGTGTTAGGATTAGTAACAAAAGTTTCAAAAGCAGGACCACCATCAATAGTTGTTGCTTGTGTTTGTTTACATCCATTAAAGAAAGAATTTTCCATCCCTAATGAAGTGTCTTTAATATAAATATAATGAGACGGTAAATTTCCTACAAGTGGTTTAACCGCCGTGATGTTTCCTGCAACTGAAGGTGCCGAACCTGAGATGGATGTAAATGTTATTTTTTGTTTACTTGTTGTAACAGTTTGATTATTATATCCACTCGATTGGTCGTTACTATTATTCAATATTGGAAATATATCTGTTTCTGTTTCTGTTATTAAATAATATTTTCTTCTTTCTTTATCTCTACCATTTGGTGTATTAAATGTTACTATTGAGTGTCCATTCTTACCACCAGTTACCCCAAACCCAAATGATGTATAATCATTTTCTTGTGGAGGTACTGTTTCAAATGCATCCCTTACATAGATACCAACTGCAGAACCAGTTAATGGGGATGGTATATTAAATATAATTGAACCTTCGTTACTATTCACACTCGCAATAGTTGTATTGATAGGACTTGGTGCAGAGCCAGTTATAAAACTTTCAAGTAAAGAAAATGATGATGTTAAGTTATTAACAAAATCATGAGACATAGTTGTTTCAAAGTTTACAGTTTCACTTGATAGATTATTAACAAAGTCATGAGACATCGTTGTTTCAAAGTTTACAGTATCACCACTAAATTCTGGTTGTAATTGTGATTGTGAATACAATCCTTCTATTTGTATACTATCTCCATCAATGCTAATTACTGAGCCTTTTGATATATCTTCTACACCTATTTGTTCTTCGAAAACAATACCAGATGGTTTTTTTCTCCTAGCTTTATTTCTTTCAAGTAAGTGTGGTTCAATAAGTAAACCTGTATTTGGTTTTGACCTAGCAGGAGTTCCACCTAATAATGTTTTGAATAATGTTTTGTCAATATATTTTATGAGATTGTAGAATCCATCGTAATTTATCGAATACTTACTAAAGAATTTTTTTCTAAAGTTTATAAGGTCTGTATATTCTTCTTCATACTGGTCACATGGGTCTCCAATAAAATCATCAAGTCTAAATGTTCCACCAAGAGCTTTTATAATATCTCTATTAACATTAGCAGTTGGTGAAATAAATATACCAATTCTATTTGATTCAATACCAGTAGTTGCAGTTAATGTTTTTGTTGCTCTTGCTTTTGCTGATAATTCTGTTTGGAGTGTTGGGTTTATTGCTGATATTTTATCAGATTCACCAAACCCAACAGATGGAATTGTTCTTGTTCTTTCTACAGTTTTAACTTCAAAACTACTATGAGGATATGTACCACTTGTTGTAAATTTACTCATTGTTACAAAAGTATCACCATATAATGAAGTGTTTGGTGCAACATTTTTATAAGAACCACTATTAGAGAAAGAGTCATTTGTACTCAAATCTTTTACTTTTTCAAAATCTAGTCTTACAAATAAATCTTCAGTAGATGCAGTGATAGAGTTACCATTGTACATATCAGGTGCAAGAACATGCTCATTAAATATCGATTCCGATAAAGCAGTTTTCCAAAGTTTTACATTATCAATCGTTCCTACTACACCACCTATTTCAAGTGTTGAACCACTACCCCAACCAGATTGTCCGATTGCAGTTGATACTGATTGAGATACTTCTGCTCGTATTCTTTTTGCTCTTGGTTCTTTTACAAAGATATCAAATACCTCATTAACTGCAGTAGCACTTCTTCTTATCATGAAGGTATTGATTTCTTCATTAAAGAATGTTATAGGTGCAGTTGATGCAGATATGGATGTATCACTACCAGTTATGTGGAAGGTAAATGTTGCTTGAGAACCAGTATCTGTATTTAGTGTTAAGTAAAAATTATCATGAGATACAATTTTTGCGTTTTGTCTCGTATCTGTTTGTAAAGAAAATTCTATTGTTTGTGGATACGAAGAACCAGTGTGCCATGGTATTATTACTTTAGAATTAGCATTACTTACTAATTGTGCAGAGTTAACCCTTTCTGTATTTTTTATCTTTGTTAAAGTTGTTAATTGAGCAGGTGGGCCTCCAAATTCTTTTATTCTAAGTAAATTTTCACCAATACCATATGTTGCAAGAGTTGCCTGTAATCCTCGCTTAGTACCTTTAGATTTATATAAGTAAGGAAGATTATTTAATATTCTTCTCCATATTTGATTCTGTCTATCTTTACCAGTCATTACTGATTGACTAGTTCCATCAGTTCTTGTTGAATTTGCTGAGTTATATTGTCCTAAGGCAAATTCCCATAAAGGTGCAGTTTCGATTGATGAGTTTGGTTTATATCCAAACGAACGCAACATCTCTCTCACTAACTCATCTGAAAGACCTGATTTTTGTTTGTGTTCTATTTTTCTTGTTCTATTAATAGATTCAACATATGTCCACAAAATATCAAAGTGTTGACCAATCATATCTAAAAACATAATGAACTCACCATTTTCCTCATCGTCTTTTACGAATTGTGGAATGTTATTCGGTAAGTAGTTTACATTATCGTAATCGTATTTACTTGCACTAAAAACATTATTGTTATACCATGCCAGTGCATCTGAACTACCAGTTCCTAAAAGATTACCACCTGAATTTTTTGGATATGCGAGAGAGCCTGTGTCTGTATATAGGAACTCTTCGAATCCATCAAATCCTGCCTTAACTTCGTTTATTTTTCTAATCTGTCTCTGTTTTTCAGCAACAACAGATAAAGATGTTTTTGAACTACCAGTTTCAAGTGATGCAGAAATATTTGTATAGTTTTCTATTAAACCAACTTTGTAGTAAAAGTTTTTAATTCTTTCTTCTGCAGAACCAAAGTGAGAAAAGTTTTCATATGCAAGTTGTAAAGATGCACTTTCATATGAGTTTGAACTTGTGTTATAAGTTATTGAACCACTTATATAATCAATATCTAATTTAGTAGTATCGATTCCACTTTGTGATACAAATGTATTTACTAAAGATGCGTTAGTTGCACTTTCACTTACTGCTAAAATATCATCAAATATTTCATACTGCATACCAGAACTAACATCAATAGTAAAGTTAGGTGCTGCAAGAGGAGGACAACTATCTTCTTGACTCTCCCTTAAAATTACCTCATGAATTTGAGGTTTAGATTGTATTTTAGTAACCCAAACTTGTTGATTTGGTTGTACAGTTGTTTCAAGTGGTTCGTACATTTTAAGTACAAGTGCATCGAATCCACCTTCTTTCTTTTCGTTTGTCTCTCTACCAGTTTTTGGGTCTACTTTGTATTCTCTAAATGTTTCTGTATCCGCTTCCCAATTAGAAATTATTTCATTGTTAGCATCTCCAAAGTGTAATAGATGTGTTAGTAATTTAGAAGTTCTTCCATCAAAGAAATCTGGGTCTAATTGGGAAGCAACTGATTTACATATTCTATCTATTACTTCATCTCTATTTAATGTAAAATCTCCCTCATCAAATACGATTGTAATTTGTTCTGTCTTACCCTCAAGAGTTTTTCCATTAGCGTTTCCAAATGGAACAAGTAAAAAGTTAAATGTATATTTATCACCAGATTTTGTAAACTTGTTTGTGTATTTTACTAAATCTTGAACATTTAATTTAATAGCATCTGTTGCAGCCCTATTACCACCTATACGAGTTCCTTTATCATGTAAAAATACTTTTACATAATCTGTATAGACAGATTGATATGAGAATGAGAATGGTACATTTAAACCTATAAAATCTTTTCCTTTAATTAATTTTGGATAACTAATCTTTCTAATATCAGGAAAATTAGTAGTTTCTTTTCTTACAACATTTATTTCTACTTGTTTTTCTTCACCCTTTTCACCATTTGGTCCATATGGACAAAGATTTATTAGATACCTTCCTAATCCTTTAGTAAAGTACTTATCATCTAATTTAAAGTTACCATTTGCTGGTTGGTTATTTACCTCATTAAATGGAAGTTTGAAATTCACATAAGAAGTATTTCTTGAAGAATATGGTATGTTTACATTAGCTCCACTATTTATTGGATACTCAAATGTTGTTCTTGCTGGAAATACTTCTGGATTAACCTCTTCATTTACTTCTCTTCTTACAGAAACTTCGTATTCATCTAATGTTCCATCTGAAACTTGTCTAAATCCAGTACCTAATAATTTAGGGTCAACTGCTCGAACAACTGGTGATTTTTGTTCAATTTTTTCAACTACAAATCCTTTATTAAGATTTACTTTATATTGAAATCCAATTTTAGCAGATGATTTGATATCGCTTTCATCGTTAGAATCAAATGAACTTATATCCCCTTCCCATATTATATCACCATCAAAATCTTGAATTTCAATATAACCCCAATTACCCGTATTTATGTTTGACCTAATTATTAATTGTGCAGGGTCTTTTTCTTCATCTTTAACTACTGTGTTAAATCCAAATAATAAATCTATAGGTTGGTTTCCTGCATCATAAACTAAAGAGCCTTTATAACCAAATTGACCAAAACTTAATTCTTGTTTTGCAAAGAGTTTACCATTTCTATAAATTTCTAAACTTGATGGGCCTGGATTTCTATTTGAACCAACAACATTAGCAGTGTAAGTATCTATTCCTATTCTATTTGGAGCTGATGCAGTCCATGTAAACGCCTTTTGTGAACCAGTAAAAGTTTCAGAGAATTGTACTTTACTTGTTGTTTTAGTTTCACCTATCCTACCATTCATTGAGGAGTCACCAGCACAATTTATTGTTGCACTCTTTACTCCATTTTCACCCAATTTATATCTAACCTTAAATTGGACTGGATATGATTTAGGGGGGTCAATTTTTATTTGTACCAACTTTGGTTGATAAACCATGTGTTGAGCATATGTACCTGCTTGACCTGGCCCACTAACATCGGTGTGCATAACTTTAAATGTATACACTTCTTTTTCACCTGAAAATGATTCGAACTCAGATGCTGCTGGAATAATATAATCAACAGTAGAAATATACTTACCATCTGGTCCCTGTCTCTGTGCAGAGTGTTTTACATTTGTTGCACCATTTATTGCGTTAACTTTTGTAAGATGTGAACTTATAATAGTAAAAGTTCCTCTTGCTTGAGCAGTGCTTTTTAAGTTTACTGTTGGTGGAGATACAGTTAATGACCTTACTGGTGGTGGTGTTATCTTTAAATAATCAAAAGATAAATTAAAACTAATACTCGTTGGAGATACAGAGTTTCCTTTATCAGTAATCCTTTGTGTAGAAACTACACTATATGGAGTTGGTGAACCATTAATATTTGTTCTTTTATATAATTTAAAATACCACTTACCATAATACTCTAATTTGTATTCTGTAATAGAACCATTATTAACTGTACCATTATATGCTCTAAAAAATGTTGTTTGTAATCCAGCAGAAGTCGTTGTAAGTTCAACTACCTCTGTTCTACTTCCACCTGTTCTATCTATAGTACCACTTACTCTTGATGTAAATTGACCTGAAGGGTTTACTATAGATTGTGGTGAAGGGTGATTGTTTCCTTTGCTAAAATTTAAAGTTACACTAACTTTTTTAGGTTTTATTGGGATTTTAACTTTACATTCAACTTGGAGTTCTTCTTCATCCAGCATACCCATACTTTGACCACCAAAACCTATTTGAACTACTCCTCCATATATATCATCATAGTAAAATCTATTTTGACCTCTAAATCTACTATCTGCATTATCAGGAGAACCATAAAAATCATATGCCTGATATGTTGGGTCACTAGCATTATCAATGTAAACAGTTCTCCTACCCATTTGTTTTCGTCCTGCGTACGCACTACAAAAATCAAGATATGGGCCATATAAAAATCTTGTAACTTTAGTAGGTCTTAATGATATGTTTCTATTACCTGCACCACTATCACCCAATCCACCACTATTAATAGCTCCAGCTCCACCATCTGATATTCCAATTTCATCAACTGTAAATCCTGCCGAGGTAAGACCAAGTGCATCACTATCAGTTACTTGAGTTACTTCTTTGGTTGTAGCATTTGAAGCTACCTGCGTTAACTGTACTGTAGGTTGTGATTGTACGGGTACATTTGTTGCAACACTTGTAGTTGCATTTACCTTCGTTGAACCCGCGGGTACACCAGTACTGATACCTGCAGCTGGTGCATTACCACTTGATATTATTAAATCCCTATCTTGTTGATTAAAAGTTCTTGTACTTCCACCACTACTATAGTTAGTACTCATACCAGTAAGTGGACTGGTATTTGGTATAGGGTTTGTTCGTACAGTAGTTGGTGAGGTAGTTGGAGGGCCAGGCACATATGTAGTAACTGGTAAAGAATAATTACCAGGTGAGAAAGTATTTTGAGTTTGATTTTGTGGAAATGGGTTATACGCACTAGCTCTTGCTGCAGGGTCATTGAATGACTCTGCTATCGAGTTTAAGAACGCAAAACTACTATTTCCCATATTTCCAAACATAATCTATATCCTTTTAAAATTCCGGCCTTCCGGTTGGGAATCTACCCGTTGTATTACCATTTGCCATTTGCCATTGGTTTGATGTTATGTAACCATTGTCTGCGTAAAAACTTGCTAATGAAGGATTACTATTTATCATTTCTTGTGTAACTGCCTGTGTTATCATTTGTCCAGTCGAACTATCTTTTACTTGTATATTTTGTGTATATCCAGCTCCCATACTTGCACCAGATGATTTTGGTGGTGGCGGTTTAGGTGCTTCAAGTTTAGGTTCATCATAAGTTGGTGAGTTTATCATTCCTATTGGTTGACTAAATCTACCATCATTATATGGTTGAACAGCAGCTTGTAAGTAAGATATTGGTTGATTTAATTGATTACCAATTTCTTCTGGTGTTGTTTGTACTGCTGGAGATGGTGTTGGCTGAGGTGTTGGTTTTACAGCTACTGGCTCATCTCTAACTGGTATTGTAATTGGTTTACCAACTTCTTGTTTGAAGGTAATTTGTTTTGAATTACCATCTTCATTTGTAAAAGTTATTCTAACGCTTCTAAATGCCATTTTTTCTCCTATCTATATTGTGGGTCGGAAATTCTTCCACCTAATTGTATATTATTACCTAACTGTCTACCTCGTTCAGACATAGATTCTAAATATGCGTTTACATCAAATTCAAATTCTATTCCACTTCCACCACCACCAGTGAATGGTCTCGCCCCATCTTGGTCACCACTACCTGGTCCGATTGATATAATTTCATCATTTGGCTTGATATCGATATCATCATCTACAGCTATTATACCATCATTCCTTTGATAAGTAAAGGTAACTAAAGTATTACCTGCATTGAATTTATTTCTATTTGCACTTACCCATCCATTACCATCATTATATGAAATAGAGATTACACCTCTTGAAGATGAATTAACAGCCAAACCAAAACTACCTCCTTCTTTTCTACCATTATCAACTTGACCTGGTGTTACTGTTAAGAAGGATGTGATATCTCCACTATCTGTATCATCTGTATCATCTGTAGTATCTACAACATCAGTGTCATCTGTAGTATCATCTACTGTCGGTGTTGGTTCAAATGTTGCATCTCCTCTAATTGTATTTATTTCGTCTCTTACATCAACACTATCATCCATAGTCATTGAAAGATAGGTTTCATCTTGTAAGTTTCTTTTTGGAAGTTCTATATCAGTAATATCACAGGTTATCTTTAATATATTTTTTAATAACTCATTAACATCTAAAAAAGTATCATCTGAATTTGGATTTGGTTTACCGTAATTTATTTGGTCTGCAGGGTCAAAGTACTTTCCTTCTGTATAATATTGCATTGCTTGTTTTAACTTATCTACAATTCTTTTAATTAGTTGTTCAAAAGAAGTAACATTGAATTCTTTTAAAATTAAATCTCTATATGGTGCACCATATTTATTTAAAAATCTTGTAATAATTTCTTCAACCTTTATAGTATCGATAAAAGCATCGTACATATAAATTACATCATCTCTAAATGTTTTTCCTTTTGTAAATCCATCATATCTTTTGAACAATTCTTCATCTACCTTACCATCATTATCGGTAACTGGTACTAATCTAATCTCAGTTCTTGATGGTGCGATTTCGTGGATAAACATTTTTTCGGTATTATATCTACCAACTCTGTTGTTTAAAAGTTGATATTGTATTTTAAACAAACCTTGTTCGTATCCTGCCTCTCTAATAATTTTTTCTACATCAATAAAATACTCAACACCACCATCTTTACCATTATCTTTTACTAAGAAATACTCGTTGATATTTAATCTATTTAAAGAAATGTGTCTTGTTAGTTCGCCGGCTTCTCCTTGAGGCAACTGATTATCGCTTGCATCAAATATAGAAAACTCAATAAAATCTTCTTTACCTCTACCGAAGTAAGATTCCATTTTACCGCGTTCAATGATAGCTCTATCTTTATCGAGTATCCTAAACCCTGTCCTTGTGTCTATATTTTTAAAATCCTCTGCTGCCATAATTATTCTGAAACATCTACATCTCTTTTTATTTCATAGGTGTTACTATATCTATTATCTGCATCTGCAGATGTTTTGTACGACCTTTTATATCTGTATTTAAATGTTGTTAAACTATCTCCATTACTTGCATTGAATGTGAATGCAGTTTCTGGTCTCTTTCTCCAACTACTTCCATTAGTTTCACTCCAACCACCTGGTCTAATAAATCCTGCCTGGATTGATGTTACACCTGGAACTGCAACTCTACCAGTATCTGGATTAGCCTCACCACTACCTGCAGATATTTTAAACGAAGTTGGGAACTTCATTGATTGTGATTGACCAGAGTTAGGACCATCTGGATGTGACCTTGTTACTGTTACCGTCATCTCTTGGTCTGTAAAGTTATAGAATACTACTTCTTCACCATTCTTTGGTGTTGAGGTCGTTGACTTATTCCCACCATAATCAATAAAGAAACCACTAAAGTCTGCTTTTGTAATATTGTTTACAGGTATCTTCCAAACAAATTGGTTACCCTCTTCAAGTAAATTAGAATTTAAATAATTTCTTTGTTGTGCTAATTCAGTTTGTTCTTCTGCTACTTCAATTGCTAGTAACGATGCTGCCAATCTTGCTTTAATTGCTTCGAATCGTGCTTCAAGTGATACTCTCTCAACTGCCTCTTGAGTTGAACGCTCTATCGCTCTTTGTAATTCAAGAGTTGTATCTTGAAATTGGTCTGATAGTGCTATATATAAGTTTTCAAGTTCTGCAAGAGCCATTTCTGCTGCTATTCTTTGTTCTCTTTCGTTATCTCTCTGAGCAGTCATAGATGCAAGCTGTGCGGTCAAATCAGCAACTTCACCTTCTAATGTTTCTATTCTTGAATTTGCTGCTGCTAAATCTGCAACTACTTCATCATATAAACTTCTTAGTACTACATCGGGTAAATCTTTTCTATTTTTAACAAGTTCATCAACATTGATATCAATAGATTTTTTAATTTCTTCATCAACATATTTGGGAAGTTCTAAAAAGGCAACAGATTCTCCATCCTTACCGTCTTTTGCAAGGTGGATTTGTCGAGTTTCTTGTTCAAAATACTTAACTGTTTTTGAACTACTCTTATCTATTAATTCTTTTGCTCTTTCTTTATCTCCTAATGCCATTATTTAACCACTTCAAAACTTAAATCGTTATCAAAATATTCTACAGAACCACTTCTTTCAACTTTAAATTCAACTTTATATTCTCTGTTGATTTCAAAGTTTTTAAGATTAACTTTAAAATAATTACCATTCGCATCGCATGAAAGTTTAGAATAATCACCAAATGGAATTACAATATCGTTACTGTTCAAATCTGTAATTTGATAATACGATGAGGTTGGTAAATACTTAACATCATTATATGCAAATTCGTTACTAAAAGTTCTTGCTGGATAAAGTTCTCTACCATGTACTTCTATTCTTGGGGTAGTATTAACTTTATATGATTTCTTTAATCTCTTACAGTTTATTTTTATATCCTCAGTTAAAGTAATTGAAGATAGTGAACCAGTTTGAAAAACCGAATCGTCCCACGCAATTCTCACCTTTGGTTGGTGTATTGTGTGTGTTTCTTTTCCAAAGAACTTTAATTGACCATAATCAATGGTATTATTCTCTTTAGATGATTCGTGTTTGATTATAAAACCTTCGTTTGGAAAAGTACTACTAATCCAACTGTTCATTGCAGATAAAACATTCATACTAATATCTGCACTTTCATATGAGAATGATTGTGTTGCTTCGGAACCAGTATACCAAGTACCACCCTTACCATTAAATGAACCAGTTGTTTGTGGATTCATCGTTCCATTTAACCAATTAGAACCACTTGCTCTATAGTTCCAAGTTACACCATCAGTTGATATATCATCAAATCGTGTACCGATTCCCATTTCCCAAGATTGTGAGATAGGATATGCTTCAATAACATACTGTAAGGGGATTTCTGAAGATTCACATTCTCTTAAAATTAAATCTGCAGCACTCATTGTTACATCACCACTTGCTAATGAAGATGATAATCCATTGATATCAAACTTAATAAGTGTACGAGATATATCTTTTAACGAACCATAATACACTTTAGATACTTCAAGTACCTCATCTAAACCAGTGTTTTGAGATGGTTGTTGTAAATATATGCTTGAATCTATCGATGCTGTAACAAAATAATACATTATATCACTCTCCCTTTTATATCTTGATTTGGAAATTTAAGTTCAAATACTGATGGGTCTAATGAAGGATAAATGATTTTACTTCGTGTTGCCTCTTCAAAGTTATATGAACGAGGAGAATAGTTACCACCACATTTATTTGTAAATACTAATTTAGCAACCGATACTACACCTTCTTGGTTTGCCAATATTAACTCAACTTCATTAATGTTTATAGTATCGTTAAATGTCCAATTGTCAATGTTAAAATAATCTTTTAATGCGAGATTACAGTTAGTAAGTACTTCTCTTCTGTTATACCCGCTTAGGATAGATATATCGAACTCTATTGCAAAGTTTATAATATACCCATCTACAATGTTAATTCCATCACTAATCATCTTATATTGATTAATGTAGGTTTTTAAATTTTCTTTAATAGCAGAATTTATGGTTGTTAAATTTTTATTTGTATTATATCCAAGAGTATAAATGTTAATACTAAATGGATTTGAACCATCATTTGCTTTGTTAATATTTGATTTTACAAAATTATCTAATTGGTTTATTGCCTTAGCATCATCTAAGGTTTGGACTGATTTTGCTAAATCAAGAAATTCTTTTTGTTTCTTTGGTTGTGCAATAAGACCACTTGGTGAGTTTTGGTCTAACTTACTATCTTGTACAACAAATGCTTTAGCAACCGAACCAAACTTTGCTGGCATTGCAAGAGCACGAACTGTATAATCTTCTGCAGTTACTGCTCTGTTTTGTGCTCCAAAATATGCTAATGAGTTTTCTTTTATTTCAGTTATTGTTTCTGCACCCCTACCACCAGTAGCAGGAATTTCATTTTCACAAGCAATAGAATTGATTACAGTATTTCTTAGTAGTAATTCTTCATTTGAAAAAGATGCAGTATCATCTTCAAACTCTACTGCAGTGATTTGTTTTATATCACCTTTTTTAACATTTGAACTAATACCACCACCAACAAAATACTTTACTGTTATTGTTGTATTGGTTGGTGATTGACCATATGATTTTGTTTTTAAGAAATTTGCAGGGTCATAGTATTCATTTAATCTATCATCACTACTTACTAATCCTAAACCAATATTATCAAAGTTTGGAATAATTAATTCATCATTAGTATTTCCATCACCAGAACCAAACTGTATTGTAGTTGTAAAATCTTCATTTACTACTGTTGTAAATCTTCTTGAGGTTTTTAAAGTTCTTAGTATAGATGGAACATCTTCTCTGAACTGAAAGAAATCTGGTTCGTTTGCTGCAGTATTTGGATAATCTACAAAAACCATTTCTTGACCTAAGTAAGGTACTTCATAGTATTTGTTTGAGTTCGCATCTCTAATATCGTATATTGAAATTACATCAGTATCATCTAAATCTATTTTAGCAAAATCACTACTTGGACCAAAAGAAATATCTTTTTCTTTTAATACTGCGGATATTGCTTTTACAATTTTCTTTACTAAGTAAAACTCTGGCTCACCAGTAGAGGCGTTTCTTGAATATACTGTTATCTCTCTTCCTTCCGATTCGTTAAAATCTAATAACTCAGTAGTTACAAAAGTTACACCATTTGTTGATGTAGTTTGCATTCCTTCTTTTATTCTAAGATAAAATTTGGTATCTGGTTCATAATCATTATTTGTACCAGTTTTATATTTTGAAGGAACAAGTTGAAATACACTTATTTCTGTTACTGCAGGTGCAGTTACTTTAGTTTTATATCCAAGATATTTCGCAAGTGCCAATACATTTCTTTTATCTTCTGCGTATGGCATTAAGGATTCTTTTAATGTATCATCTATATAATATCCAAGAACATCTCCAATATAAGATGCCATTTCTATAAACATCATACCAGGTGATGATTCATTAAAATCCGCATGGGTTTTAGGAAAATATGTTTTTGCAAATTCAATTAAATTCTCTCTAAATGATTTAAAATCTTTATTAAGATAGTTAATTGACTTTCCTTTATCCCTAAAATTATTATTTACTTTATTATTTATTGCCATACTATCCGCCTACTGTAAATGTTACCGAGTTTAAATCTAAACTATCGCCAACCTTAAATTTAATTTCTACTCCAACTCTATTGTTGTCTTTATTTTCGTCGTTCATGTTAACATCAATATCTTCAATGTTAATATATGGTAACCAAGTTGATACCGATTCTGTTATTGTATCAACTAATTTTCCTTCGAATTCTTCATCGATTGGTTCAAATAATAAATCTTGTAAACCACTACCAAAATTAGGTTGTAAAACTCTTTCACCTTTTTTAGTAAGTAGTAAGTTTTTAAGGTTACTTCTTGCTTGGTCAAAGGTTGTAAGGTTTTGTTCGAAAAATCCACCATCACCATTTTTTAATGGTAATGATAATCCTACTGCATAGTCGTTAAACTCTTCAGTATCGATTACAACTTTTTTGGATAGTTCGTAAGCCATTTACTAATCCTGTCCAGGTCTCCAATTTTTATTTTTGTTAAATGCCTTTACTAAAGCACTGTTATCTCTATTTAATACTCTATCTAATCCAGCCAATCCTGTCTGAACTCCTAAACCGTCTTTTTGTCCTCCCATACTTCCTATATCATTATAACCCATCTTTGCTGCCATAGAAGTTTGTAGGTTAGGAGGAACACCTCCTCCCATTGGAACATCTTGTGTTCCTAAACTAATAGTTTTATCCATATGTTCAAACCCTTTTGCATTAGCAATTGCTTCGTTTAATGCTGGATTCTTTGCATATGTTTTTTTCTCTACTTGAGTTCTATCCTCATCCAATACAGCGTTTGCAAGAGAAAATGGGTCAATCTCTTTTTGTTGAGTAGTTTCTTGCACCACTTTTTTGTTGAGTTTTTTGTTTACTTCTTCACTTAAAATTTTAGGAAAAGTTTTGGTCAGAAAGTGTTCGTGTTTTTTCGCAACTTCAACTTCTACCAATGCCTTGACCAGTTTTGCTATTTTTTTCGCGTTCATAATTGTTCTCGTTTACTTTATATAAATATCTATTATTTTATTTTTGATGATTATCCAGGTATACTATATCCAGTCCAATTAATAATACCAGGGGCAGGAGTAGGTACAGGAGCAGTTGGATATAATGAGGTTGTTACTATTAGCCCTTGAATCGTTGGTAAGTGAGTAATTATACCTAATGTTAAAGCATCAATCCATGAAGTGGGTAATGTTGTAGGTGGTGTTGGTATAACAGCACTCCATACACCAGGATTTACAATAATGTGAGTATTTGATACTATATTTTGAAATGAACCAGGTGCGGGAATTACTGGTAAAGGAAATAAAGCACCTTGTGCACCAGTCCAATATGATTGAAACGCTGGCCCGTAATCTGCTATTGTTAAAACCCCACTTTGTATTGTATTATTTTTTTTAAAAAGTGCCTTTAGTACCGCTTCCATAGTATCAGTATTACCTGTCTGTATTGGTACTAAGTTAAGTGTATCATATCCTCGCTTTACTGCTGCATCATATTGTGATGTTAAGTATTCAGCAAAATCATCAGAGTTATCTGGTTCTGTTTGCATATATCGAAGAAGCTGTGTCTTGAATACATTTAATGACATTAGTTTGTGTAATTATTTGGAGATAGAATATCCCTTAGTTTACTTTTTATCGCATTATACTTTGGTGCATTGATGGGTGGTGCAGAAGGCCCTGCGGGAGTTGGATGTGTTTCACTTGCTAGTTCTGTAAGTAGTTCATCTAATAAATCTACTAATGCGTTTCCTCTTACGAGTTGTTCTTCAGAATCATCTCCTATATTAATCCTACCCTGTCCAGCAAGAATACTAAAATCATTATCGGTTGTTGTTATGTTTATATTATCACCAGTTGTTATATCAATACCACCTGCATTATCTATAGACATATTTGAATCAGAGATAAATCCATAATTACCTTTTGAGTAGAAAATCATCTCTGCTGTTTTTGAAGAGAATATTAATCTACCACTATTGATTAAGATTTGGTCTCCACTAAGTTCTGAAGGATAATCTTTAAATGTATCTGGCATTTGCTCAAAATCAGATGTACCTTTATCATCTACTGTACCAGGTATAAAATCAATTTGTTTATCTCTTGAACCCATTGCTATAATAGAACCATCTCTATTTACATCTTCTTCAGTTGTACCACCGATTTTTTGTGATTGATACTCACCTTGTGCTTCTCTTGAAGGGTCTGATTCTCGGTTTCTTATTATAACAGTTGGGGAGAATGTATTATCATCATTGTTGTATCCACTAAATCTAATTGATTGACCAAACCTTGATTCTAAAATAGTATCACCCTCATAAAGTTTAAGTTTATGTATTTTTTCATCAGCAGTAAAGTAATCACCATATTGGCCTTTGTTACTACTTGGTCCTCCTTGTGGTTGTGAAATACCAGTTGATTGGTTTGATGAATATCCCCCACCACCGCCTTGTACATTTTCTCCTTCACCAAACTGGTCTTTGTATTTATCGTTACCAGTATTTTGTATATTTAATGTTCCATCAACTAACAACCTACTATAAAACTTTTTACCTGATATAGTGTGTACTTGTACTTCTTCCCCAAGCAATGGTAAAGTTTTAAGTGTATCATCTAATGGATATACTATTTTTAAATCATCATCATTTACTTCTTGATTCGATAGTAATCTTACCTTTACCCCACCAACCTTACCAGTATGTACGGCAGTAGCACCTTCACCAACTGTTTTAAATTTTGGTAATGATTCATTTGCTTCATCTAAAATAACTTCGGTTACAATACCTACATCTGTCTTTTTTAGATTGAATCTTTTTTGTCTAGCGGTTTGTGTATTGTTAGAGGTTTGTCTAAACATCTTTGTTTATCTTTTGTTTTAGTTCTTCAACTTCATTAGTAAGTTCGTCAACCTTTTCATCTGCCTCTTGAGATGCATCTACAACAACCTCTTCTAATTGATTTAGTAATTGTTCTTTTTCTTTATCGGTAAGGAAACCAGTATCACCTTCTACTTTATCTTTTGATGCAATCATTCGTTGTGCAATTGCTGCCATCTTAATTAGTGATTCATCGTTTCTAACTGAAGTATCAACTAAATCTTTTATGATTGGTCCAATCACTGCCATATCACCAGAATGCCTAATTACCTTTTTCATTTCAGCAATTAATTCTGATATTCTTTGTTTTTTGTTTTTTTGATTCTCGTAGATATCTTCAAACAATCCACTTAGGTTTTTGCCAGGAAAAAGTTCAAAATTTGTACTCATAATTTTTATACATTATCTTGTATATAAATATCGTAAATAAAAAAACCTCACTTTTTACGGTGAGGTTTTCATATCTTAACCGGTTATGGTAAATATTCTTAAGCTTTCTTTTTAAGAATGTGGTATATTACGAACGCACCTACTAATCCAAGTAAACCTTCGTTACTCAATCCACCCAAAATACCCATAATATTATCTACTACAGATACATTCGGCCAGAATGGAATCACTGCACCTTTAAATAGTACTTCTAATACTACTCCAAGAGCTATGATTGATATACCGATTTCTGTTAGGTGATTAGCCCAAGAGCCAATCTTTTTAAGAAATTCCATATATTACTCCTTTGTTTAAATTAATGAAAATAACTTTTCCATATTACAAAACATCGGACTGTCCAACTATTAAGTATAGTATATATTGGGAAACACGAAACATAAATATATAAACATCAAATACTCTTCGTTATTTGGAGCTAACAAAGAACCCAGCCTTACGGGGCTGGGTCTATATCCAATCTCTTTGAATTACGACTGGTCATTTAGAGCTATTAAGTTTCTCAATCTTCTAACTTCCGCCTTCAGTTGTTCAAGCTCTATCTGTTTATAAGTATAACGAGGATGTCCTTTAGGTTTAATCCACACTAAAATTCCTCTTCTATACAATGCTTTTGTACCTAAATCATTACTCCAATAACCATGCATCAATAGGTTACCTTCTCTGTTTTTGATGTAAGTTCCTTTTTGTGTAACAGAGCCTTCGTTGTTTGTGACTCTATATCTGTACACATTTTCATCCACCTTCTCTAATGTTCTATCTTGACTAAATAGTGGAACAAATAATAAGAGTAGGAGGATTGTAGTAATCATTCTTTTCATAATATACCTCCTTTATTATAAGTATATCAATGTTAAGAAATTGTTAACACAATGTTATGTTAAAGTTTCAGAAACTATTTTTTTAGATAAAAATAAATTACCAATAATTAGATAATCCATATCACAATTCATAAATGTATCGATTGCTTCTTGAGTATCTCTAACCATAGTTTGGTCTTTAAGATTGAATGATGTGTTAAGTAGTATTGGATAACCTGTAATTTTTTTGTATACTTTTAAGAGTTTATAAATCTTTGGATTAAACGATTCTCTTACTGTTTGTATTCTTGCAGAACCATCGGTATGTGTAATTGCTGGTAGTTTATCTTTGTACTTTTCGGTAACCTTAACTATTTGATTCATGTAAGGTATTTCATATGCGGGTGTAAAATAATGTATCCTATCTTCAAATGTAACCATAGGAGCAAACGGTCTGAATCCTTCTCTTTTCTTTATAACCATGTTAACTCTTTTTTTCATTTGTGGGTCTCGTGGGTCTGCTAAGATAGAACGATTTCCTAATGCTCTTGCTCCAAACTCTAACCTATCTTGAACCCATCCAATAATATTTCCCTCAGAAATAAGTTGAGCAGTTTTATTTATCAAATCACCATCTCCTAAAAACTCAAACTCTACTTTGTTTCTGTTCTGTTTAATAATTTTTAAAGATTCATCATGTGATTGTTGAGGACCAAGGAATGGTGTTTGGTTATCAACTCGTGTATCATTAGTAGAGGTGTAATAAAATAAAAGTGCTGCACCGATTGCAGAACCTGCATCAGATGGTGCTGGTGGAATCCATACATTTTTGAATTTTGTTTTTTCTCTAATCTTACCATTTGCAGTTCCATTGTACGCACATCCACCACCTAAACAAAGATTAATTGATTTAGTTTTTTCGTATAACTGATTTAATAATCTAAAAAAATGTTTTTCGTAGGTGTATTGAAGTGCTGCAGCAATGTTTTTGTGAATATCATTAATAGGTTCTTCTGGTAATCTATTTGGAATTCCTAATAACTTAGATAGGCTTTCGTTAAACATTGTTTTATCAGAGTATTCATAAGTAAAGTATTTAGGATTTAATTCAAATCCATCTTTAGTGTATTTGATTAATTCATCAAACTTCTTGTGATGGAAAAGATGTGTACCATATGGTGCCAACCCCATAACTTTATACTCACCTTCATTTGGTTTGAATCCAAGAAATGCAGTGATTGTTGAGTACAGCATACCAAGTGAATGTGGAAACTCTACTTTTCCTAAACATTTTACTTTGTTGTTAGTATACTTAGACATTGTTGTAGTTTCAAACTCACCCACACCATCAACTGTAAGAACTGCTGATTCTTTAAATTTAGAAGTAAAGAAAGAATATGCTTGATGTGATTGGTGATGTGATGAAAAAACAACCTTTACATTTTTGTGAAATACTTTTCTAAATAATTTAGATATATCATATTCCTTTGTAAATAAAAGTTTGAAGTTACTTATAGGATTTTTGAAAAATGTTTTTCTTGCGATTCGTACAATCCTATCTTTTTTAAGAATTGGATTTTCATAATAACAAACTACACTAATATCTTTTTTGGTAATACTGTTTTCTTTTAAAATCCAACTTATGGAATTCAATGGAAAACTATTATCGTGTTTTACACCAGTAAATCTTTCTTCTTCTACTGCGTTTAAAACTTTACCATTTTGTATTAGTGCAACTGCTGAATCATGAAATCCAAAAGAGATTCCTAATATGTAACTATCCTTGCCAGAAAGTATTTTCTTCTGTTGTAAACTCGCCATATTCTAAATATTCATTAAGAATTTTTCTCTGATGTGATTTCATTACATTTACAACCTTAGTAATATAATGTGTTTTAACATCAGTCATTTCTCTAATTAAAAGGTATAAATGTTTTTTGTTAAAATTTTCTATATGTTCACTTCTTCTAAATAATTCTAAAACTGCATCTGCTATTTGGATATCTCTTTTCTTTGTAAATACAATAGTAAGATTTTTATCCCAATAATCTAGCATCAGTTTTTTGAACTGTTTCATCTCATTATTTTCTTGTTCATGATAAAAATCATTCTCCGGATTCCATGTTGGAGGCATTTCTGAAAGTAGTGAATTTTGTTTCCATCTTTTGTAGTTACCATTGTTCTTTAAAATTAAATGGTTCTTTGCAATAATTGTAAAGTAAGAAAACGCTTTACCCTTACCCTCTTTAAACATATGTATTTTTTCCACCATCGTAGAAACTACTTCTGTTTGGACATCTTTTTTTGGTACATCGAAATAAGTAAACTTGAATGTATTAAGAACATTTTCTGCAAGTTTTTCAAAAGGATGTTTGATTCTTGTTTTATAAATCTCATTCCTTTTTGCAGGGTCTTTTTCTTTGTTGTATTCGATAATTGCTTCTTGGGCAGGTGTACCAAAATACATTTTGGATTTTTTTCTTCTTTTTTTAGGCATTTTATATTTCGTTATTTAATTCTTCAACAATAGTTTTAAGCTGTGTGAATGCTGAACCAACTTCATCATCTGATTCAAATGAACCTTTGATATCTGCATTTTTCATTTTTTCATACGCAAGTTGAACTTGTGAACGAATTTCATCTGTTGATGATATTTCAGTTTCAATATAATCTTGATACTGTTCGTTTTGTCTGTTCAAGTTTCGTACACCAATCAACAGTCCTATGTTAATTACTGCTGATACTCCTAATAATATTTCTATAACCATTTTAATTTAATTTAATATCGTATCCACTAAAAAGTTTCATATACGATGTTATCTTTGTTCCATAAGCATCTTTAAAAACTTTACCATTCTTAAAGTACCTTTTTACTGAACCCTGTCCTCCAAGATGTGCAGCTGCCAATATACCACTTTCCGAAATA